TCACCGATAAAACCCGTCCAGCCAAAAATTCAGACCAAAAGTCTCTGCCCAGTAGTTTCGGGCATCTGCAAAAGTAACAGACGGGTAGGGGCCAATGTTCTTTTTCGCTCGCTTTTTGGTGACGGGGCGAATGTAGCGAAATTGCCAGATTTTACTCCCGCTGGATTTGATCAGTAGCTCAAGGCCATCGCCATCATAGAGAACGTAGTCCGCTTCCTTGGGTTTGGCGGATTCGATTTCCTTAACGGATAGGGGTTTGGTTTGTCTTGCCATTGCCGGGTTTCCATAGTTTTAGGCACCTCAAAAACAATAAAGCTTTATGAGGTGCCTAACAAGGTGCCTAAAAGGTTCGGATTTAATTAGTTCTCTTCGGACTTCGCGGGACAAATTGAGGGCACAAAAAAGCCCGCAGGGCTTGCGCCGTGCGGGCTCTTAGGACTTCATCGGATGACTCTGGTAATCACCGATGGAGAATTTTGGTGGGCTGGCGTGATCTGAACTGGATGCATAATTAATTGTTTTATTTTAAATAAATTATAATTCAACTTTTCAATTGGGCCTATCGTTGGGCCTAAGGCTGATTATAGGTATATATCAATCAGTTATGATGGTTTTATCGCTCTTCAACACTAACATATCTGGATAATAACTTGTCTCGATAATTGCCTTCTACAATTCGTTGGAAGGGGAGAAATCAGGAATGTAATTGAACAAAGATTGGGGATTCTCCCGGTTGTTTAGCGTCTTGGGGAAGCTGATTGGAGCTTCCCGAACGGACTACTCAATTCCTGTGATTCAGTTAACGCACGCTAACATCCCCAGATAGTGCCGGACAATGATGTCGTTCAGTTTATCGACCAGTTCAGGCCGCTTAAACGAGATATGCGCAGTCCCCTTCCGGAAGTACCTGATGGTAAACATCTCATCCTTATAGCGGGTGCTGTGCTGATTAGCATGGATATGATCGCTGAGACGACGGGTAACGTCAGCGCGGTTATCGGGCACTGGCTTTCCATCCAGTAGCACCAGCATACGCTCAAGGTCTGCTAAGCGGTCACGCTGCCAGCCCCAGTTAAGCCCAAATCCCCAGCGATCATATTTGACCAGCCCTGTGACGATGATCTTTTTCCCAAACTTGCACGGGCTATTGCTCTTAAAATCCCAGCTCAGCCCTTTAAACACGTTGATCACCCCACGCTCAAATACTTCGCCTTTGCTGTGGTGTAATTGTTCAAACGTGCTAAGAATATTCTTTTCACTAACAGCGGGAATATCGTCTTTCTCCAGGCTATTGTACCACTCGTCGCGGGCCTGTGCGTCCATGAGCGCCAGCATTCCCGACTTCTTCATCAGGTCTCGCCATATACTGCGATCGAGATTGCGGGTAATGGCTTTCATCGCCGCCTGTGGTTTCTCCATCAACCAGCAACCGCAACGGAAATCCTGCTTCATCGCCCAGTCCAGTGCACTTTTGCCGCCGATACTGCGGGTCAGCGTCGAGATATCGTTAAGCTGGTGGATAAGTGATTCAGTCTGTTGAAGCGCGGCGTTACGCCCGGTAACAATACGTTCAATGCTGGTGGAGCAAATCACATCGGTATGGTCAGTCAGGACTTCAGGGTCGGCATTAGTGTGTTCTGACATAATTTTCTTTCCTTTATATAAGCACAAAACGCCTGCCGGTGAGGGCTGGCGCTTATGCGTGTAAAGAAGGTGGTTTTATTGAGGAGAAAGTAAAAGCCGGAGGTAGTGTATCATCCGGACCTCGTTCAGGGCCTGTTCAACAGAGGGCAGGAGTGTTGCTGAATCGGTGAGAGTATCGTCGTTATCGAAGATGATTTCCGTACCACAGTCGATATTGTCCTGCAGCCAGCAGATCAGGATCTGCAGCCCCTCTTCAGTGGTTAATGGCATGTGTTTACCTCAGTGGGGAAGTGGGTTACCAGTCGAAGGTGACAAATCCTGGCAGGAGTTCGCCGAAAGCATCAAGGTGCAGGATGCTGATGGAATAACGACGAATAAGCGTCACGACTAACCGGCGGCAGGCTTTCGACAGCCCCAGCCGTTTGAGCCGCATAACCGGAAATGACCACGCTTCCAGACGAAGCAGATAACCCGAACCTGTATAGTGGATCCACTCCGACTCGCCGTAGTTTTCATACTGGTGCGAAAGGGCAAACAGCAGGGCGCTGTCGTCTTCGGTGATATGGGCGGTAGAGCAGCAGATACCCGGCAGGGCGGTAAACGGCGGCACCGTGGCTTCAGTGGCCTGTTTATCAGACCCGTCGACAACGCGAAGTGAATACCTGTTATCACAGACCACGTCGATCAGGCTGGCGAGTTCAATACCGTCGATATCCACGACGATCCGGCCCCCATTAAGGGCCCGGACGTTAATCGCACCGGCTTCCACGGTCATGGACAGCTTCATCGTGCTACCCCGCTGTATCTGCCGGTGGTGATGTCGGTAACAGTCCGGTAGCCGCGACGTTTCATCAGGCCACAGGCTTTTCTGGCGCGGAGAATATCGATACGAGTAATGAACGGAGACTGCACTGCAATACTGAATCCGGGACGGTCAGTCCGGACCAGTTCATATTTTTCAACGATACCGTTCAGCGCATCGCACAGGGAGATGCCGGCGTCGATATGCTGCTCAATGACGCCGTCGTTAGCAAACGGAGTGTCGTTGAGCGTCAGCCCGTAATGCTGTTGCAGCAGATGCGACAGCAGGGACTGCCAGATGCCGACAGGCGTGGGGTGTGACGATGCCGCTCCGGGCGGGAGTGAGGGTAAAATCTGCATAATGTGTTCTCTGTTGTGTGGAAGGTAAGAAATGAACCGGAAGGGAGTAACGAAAAAGTTTAACCGAGGCGCTGGCCGGTTTCGGTGAAGGTGTAACCGCCGGCGATAAGCGCCTCATCCACGGCTTCCGGTGAGGTCAGCCAGTCATATTGCGTTTCCAGTTGCTGATATAACCAGCGGGCCAAGTCGCGTAACGCGTCACTCAGGACACAGTCTGCGTCGTCGGTGGCCTGCTGGCCGATGGGGGAATCACGCTCAACAGTAATGTGCATACTGTATTCATGGTAATAGCGCCCCTGATGCTGAATATCAGCCTGAAGCAGCCAGAGGTTACGCTGCTGAATTGCCTGCAGCTCATCAGCAATACGGTGAAGCACTTCGTCCTGCGGCGCATGCTTTCTGATGTGTTGTGCGGCACCGGGCTGATAGCGGTAATCACCTTCGAAACAGGCGCCATCCCCCTGACAGCAGAAACCGGAAAACCAGATGCAGGTTTTTTCGTGGGATCTGCCGCCGGTGGTGGTGAAGGTACGTGTTTTGAGTCTTACACCCAGGATGTTGCAAATCTGGATGAAATCCTCATAAACAGCGTCGTACCACTCATACTCCAGCCCACCCTCTTCGCAGTACCAGGCGCGAGCTTTCTCGCGGGCAGACTCTGAGAGTTCATCAGACAGATACACCGTGGTGGAAATGACCCGACTCATGGTGCCATACCTCCGGTTTCAGGGGAGTCTCCGGGGTAAATCGCCACATAAATGTAGCCGCACGACCCGAGTGAGTCGGCCTCGCATACCAGTCCCTTTGCATACAGGGTGACACAGTGCTGATGGCGGGGATTGAGTTCACCGCTGGTGAGCATCAGTTCAAGCTGTTTGAGCAGCAGTGGAAATGCCTGGTCGAGATGCCGTAAATCCGCGTCGCTGAACTGCCCGGTGATGTTGGCCCGGTCAGCGAGATAATACAGACGGTTGCCCGCCTGTACCAGCCGTGCGCCAAAACAGGGCGTGATACTGCGTTTAAGCCCCCACCAGGGTTCAGTGATATCGTGGTTTACTGTCGGTATTTTATTCGACAATTTTAGCCTTCCTTAAACGTGTGTTAATTCAGCGTGACGCTGCGTAATACGACATAGGGGCCGTTGCGGTTCTGACGGCGTTCAGCGAAGACCGCGAGCACACCGCTGATATCCTGAACCTCCTGCCCGGCGTAGTGACAGATGCTGCCAGACCATTTGTATTTACCCGTGCAGAAGGGAAACAACCGGGACTGCGGATGCTGGCGGTATATCGTCATTGCCCTGCGTTTACTGATAATTTTCATGTAATACCTCAAAGCAGACCGTGTTCTGCGAACGAATAGATTTGCCTGCCACCGACAATCAGGTGGTCAGGGACGCGGATATCCACCAGCTGAAGCACCTGAACCAGTCGCTGCGTGAGGGTTTTGTCGGCCTGGCTAGGTGTCGTCTCGCCGGAAGGATGGTTATGCGCGAGTATCACCGCCGCCGCGTTGAAGTGCAGAGCACGTTTGACCACCTCCCGGGGATGCACCTCGGTGCGGTTAATCGTGCCGGTGAAGAGCGTTTCATGGGCAATCAACTGATTCTGGTTGTCCAGATACAACACCCGGAACTCTTCCCGCTCAAGCGCGGCCATATGCAGTCGCAGCCATTCACGTACGGCGTGGGTAGAGGTGAAGGCTACGCCGGGCTCATGCAGGTGGCGGTCCAGAGCCCTGAGCGCCCGCTGAATGAGACGCCGGTCCTGTGGCGTCATCTCGCCGGGTAAAAAGGAAAGCTGTTTCATCTGTTGCTCCTTCGGTCAGTCGATAATACGCAGAATGGCGTGAGCCTCTGGATGTTGCATGGCATACTCCCGCAGGCGGTAATAGTGTGCGGTCATCGCGTCACATTCTGTACGGCAGGCATGGTGGCTATACGCAATCAGGCAGACAGCAATACCTGCTGCTTCTGCACTCATTTGGGCATCGTTACCGTTCAGGCAGTTAAACAGACGCCATGTCTCATCGTTGTCAGGCTCGGGGGACATAAATGCGCCGCCATTGCTGAGGGTGTAGAACGACCAGATACCACCGCTGTAGCCCTCACAGAAGCGGTCCATCCAGGCGAAGATATGCGGCTCCAGGAGTAGCCACTGCGGGATAGCGCCAAAGTACTGTGGCCAGAAATCGATACGCTGTTCATCGGGGACCGGCGTGACGGTCAGTTCAAATTCGGGTTGGTTAGCGGGTGCGAGGTCGTGCTGCGTCTGTGTTGTCATGGGTATGTCTCCGTCAATAAAAACGCCAGCGGCGATGGCTGGCGTATGGGGATATAAAGTGTGTTCGGGGAGGTGAATGCGGGTAAATGCTTCGCGATCAGCGGGTGGCCGTGTCTGTACGGATGCCTGAGGTGCGGATATAGCGGTTAAGACCTTCACCGGCATCCGGCTCAAAGTTCCATGCCCGCCAGACCATCCGGCCTTCAGTATCACGAACCACCAGACGGAAGTGACTGCCCTGGTCGTCTTCGAGTGTGATATTGCTGTACGTGGTAGTGACCGCTTGCGCTTGTCTCCGGGTGAAAGGCCCCGGTGGCAGCAACACGGATTGGGTCATTTTCGGGCTCCTGATAAAAGAAAACCCCGGCAGCCTGCTAGCTGTCGGGGTGGATTTGCTGGGGAAGATACTACTATCAGTCGTTGCTGCAGTCTCCGAGAGTGGACAGAACTTTCTCAGCGTTCTTCCGGTCCGCAGTGAAGGTCCCTGCTTTGTGGTCATTGACGTAGACGTCGAACTGCCCGGCCTCAGAGATATTGCTGATGAAGTCAAACCAGGCGTTATCGCCGTTACGCCAGCCCAGGCTGGACGGAATAATGTACTGCTGGTGATCCATCACTACGGTGATAGTAGTGTCGTCATCGTGCGAACTGACCATCTTGTCATCGGCAAGGGTAAGAAAGACTGAATGCTGATAGAAACCATTCTGGTCCGGGTTCCCTGTGCAGTTGATGGTAAACGTCTTTCCGCTGGCTTCGGTCACGCTGTATTCCGTATTGCCCTGACCGTAACCCTGCTGCCAGAACCCCGGGATAGCAGAGGCATTAAAGCTCGCGAGCAGTACACCCGCCAGCATAAACCGACTTAGTGAAAGTATTGTCATTCTTGTCTCCTTTGTCGTTGTTTTATTCCTGATTGTCAGGGTTCGAGGGTATCAGTAGCTGCCCCATCAGTTTGCCGTCATGGGCGTACTCAAAGTATTTTTCTTTGGTATACGGGTCCGTCACCTCCTGGTATTCCAGTTTGATGTTATCGGCAATACACAGCGCATTCATCAGCGGCTGGATGGTTTTTTCCTGCATATCCACGAGGTAGTAGTAACTACCGCCCTCGCAGCCATCGGGCGACTCACGGGTACGTAAGACCTGCAGGGTGAGACCTGATGAAAAGCCAACCTGTGACCATTCTTCGCTGACATCATCCTGCCGACTGACCACATCGCTGAAGCGCGGAGGCGTGAGGTCCTTAAATTTACTGATAGCTTTCAGGTCATCACTCCTGTCATCGCAGGCGCTCAGAAACAGAGTGGTGGCAACCATCGCCAGCAGAGGTAGTGTTTTACATTTCATTATTTTTTCCCTGAAATCAGACGTACCACTTTGGCAAAGACATAAATGCCGACGAAAATACCCACCGGCACGCCGACGAACGGTGTCAGCGCGACACTGGCAGCACCGGCTGCGCCACCTCCCGTCAGCAGTGCGGCAACAGTGGCAAGGGTCAGGGCCGCGAGACTGTCGGACACCCCGGTTTTGTTCAGAATGATGACGATGACAACAATGGCGATAATGGCAATAACGGGCATAGGGCTCCTCCCTGTTGCCGGGTTGATAACAATGCCTGCGCTATTCCGGTGGGCTGTCAGCCGGAACAAACGTAAGCAGTGACTGCTGGATAAAGCGAAAATGGGGTAAAGCCTGAATGAAAACCGGGTCTTCAGTCAGACGGCACAGACTGTCATTGCGGCGAAAAGTCTCCTGCAAAGGCTGAATCAGATGGATTTCATCAAGTGTGAATACGGCGATATGCCCTTCATATTCAGCCACCAGATACCAGGTCTGCTGGTGGATGAGTAACCGGCAGGGAGCCAGGCGCTCACAGCGTCGCCCCTCCGCAATCAGCGTCACCCGCCTGCGCCCGGTAATGGCCTGAATCAGTCTCCAGAAAGACAATGCTACTGAAGGCGAAGGAACCGGATTGGCTGGTGCTATCACGCAGGGAGACTCATCGCACATCAGCAGTGCATTCACCAGACGGCGGTCAAGGCCGGGAAAAAGCCCGGCCAGCCCGCTGCGGTGGGCAAAGATAAGCACGTCGGGCACCATCTGCATCTCACTGCCAGCAGTGCGTAAGCGGCAGTATCCGGACTGATACTCCAGGTCCAGATACATCAGCCGTTCACGAAAATCTCGCCGCAGCGTGCGCACTGACACGCCAAACTCAGCCGCCAGTTTGCGCACGCTCAACGTTTCACCCGCAACCAGACGGCTGATTATCAGTGACAGCCTGACAGCCAGCCGGTCATGGCGGCGTTCTGCCTGTGTCATGAGAGGTTCTCCAGGAAAGTTAACTGACTGAAAATGATGTGATTACTTTAAAGAGGGGGGCGGACAGGGTATGGACAACGCAGAAACTATTTTTTATTTCTGCAAAAGCCAGATGTAACGGGGGTTAAAAGCTATAACCGGGGGATTGAGGCACACGAGCACATAGCGATGCGGACAGGTGGTGTCCGATATTAACAACGTGGCAACATGAAACGTCTACTGCAGTTGCGTGAGCAGTGTTTCTGCCATCACCCACAGCGCACGGTTAAGCTTCACGTCCCCGTCAATGCCACGTACGGCACGGGTATGCGTTCGTCCGCCTTTAGCATTACGCCCGCTGAGTCCGCCCTTAATCAGGTTTTCCTGAATCCGCTGATAGATGGTCCACAGGTCATTGCTTTCATCCTGCCAGCGGCGCGAGGAGAGTATCTGCGATTCAGTCACCGGCTGGTGGTCCTCACCAAAGCGATAAGTTAGCGCGGCTTTTGCCAGTGCCTGCTGCGCAGGTGGTGGTAACAGCAATGACTGCATGGCATCCCGCTTTTCCTCCACACGGTCAAAAATCCCCAGTACTTCATACGCCCCCTCAATAACCTGACTCACCACATCCCCCTTGTGCGGCACCCGTACCTCGCCAAACGACTCACCGCAGACGAGGCCGTTTTGACACACAGCCCTGAACAGGCCAGGCAACATCTGGTAAGAGCTTGAGCCATCATGGGAGTTGAGCAGGATAATTTCCGGCACCTGCTTACCGGTAATCTGCCCCTCCCGACGCAGGCGCAGCATGTGCTTCGTATGTTCACGACGGCCAGGATCGCGAACACGGGTCTGACAGGCAAAGAATGGCTGGAAGCCTTCCCGCTGCAGGCTGTCCAGCAGGGAGATGGTTGGAATATAGGTATAACGTTCGCTGCGGGATTCGTGTTTGTCCTCGCTGAATACGCTGGGGACCACTCGAAACAACTCTTCACGGGTTAACGGACGGTCGCGGCGGATAAGATTTGCTGCACCAAAGCGCGAGGCCAGACGGGTCATAAGCAGACTCCTCATAATGGAAAAACAAATAAAAAAATCCCCGTCGCACAGGAGACAGGGTTAGGGAAGTAACAGGGATGGGTTAAATACTTAGAAGAAGAAATCCCACACAGTACGGGCAACGGATACCACGGTGTTACGGACGGCCTGTATTACGGCACGTACCGGAGCCGGTATGAGTGGGAAAGCACTTACCGTGTCCAGTACCGCGCCGACCGTTTCACCAAAATCGTCACGCGCTTTCTCCTGGACTGCTGCTGTGCGAAAGGGATGCTGCAGTTGCGACACCACTGGGCTGGTGGCTTCGCGTGGCAGACACTTAATTATTCGCTCGGCCATCACCTGCAGCCCCCACTGCAGACGGACCGACACGGCACACACCGGATGTACGGGCTGGAACAGTTCATGCAGCAGGCAGATTTTGCGGCTGACATTCTGCTTCTGCGCCATGGACAATTGACCATTAACGCTGGTGGGCTCGGCCTTGTCCGACTGGCTGATAACAAACATCACCTTATGCCGGTATACCTCACCAATAACCTGATGATAAAAGTGCTCATCCACTGCCAGTGCGCGGTCATCAGCCTTAATCAGCCACAATACTAGGTCGAGTCGGGGAAGTTGTTCACGGTACAGCGCGGCATACTCGGTATCGCGGGCACTGTTTTCTCCCACACCTGGAAGGTCAACGATCGTCATATAACGCTCACCGACCTTCAAACGAAAGCGTAGTGGTTCTCGGGTACAGGCAGTAACATCACTAACTGGTGAGACTTCTCCGGCAAATAAGGCGTTACACAAGCTGGATTTTCCTGATCCTGTTTTCCCCATAATACCGATCACAGGTTCATATTCAGTAAGCGAGTGTATGTGTTTTAGGATCGTATCAGACAGTCGAGTAGGCAGCGCGGCCATCGCCTTGTTGATGGTATTGATACCCTCTTGTTTACTCATGATTTTTCCTGACAGAAAATAAAGTAACAACGGCGAACCTGTGGTTCGCCGTATGGATGGTTGTGTTCAGAGAGATGATATATGTCTGAAAATACTTGGATTATCTGGTGCCACTTGGATAGAGGAAACTGCGCTACAGACATGATGGGACTAACCTATATCTCTCGGTTTAAGGATCGATGAAGTCGTTGATTAGTGTTAATATTACCGCCAATTTTTTAGCGTTCTGATTCCTTCTATGAATCAACGTATTGGGCTTTCCTGATAGCCGAACGCTTGAACCTAAAATGCTCAGAATTGATAAGAAAAAAGGAATATATGTCCAGGCTGACTGATTTAATAGCTAAAGCGAAGGCCAAAGATCCGCAACTGGCTGCTGATCTTGATAGAGAAATCAAGATCCTATCGTCACGCCTCCCCTTTGGGCTTAATTTTGAACGACACAGCCCTGAAGTTGTTGAGTTGCCATTGCGGCCTATTCGCAAAGGAGACAAAGTCCGCGTTCTGCCAGAGCGTGGGTCCACTAAGAAAGGTGATCAACGGTTGTGGCAGGTTAAAACTATCCACAAGGCGAGGAAGGTCGCTGATCTCGAGTTGCTGGACGCGGCTGATGTCGAGACTCAGACTGTAGCGCTGAGTAACCTTGTGGTTATAGCTGAATTTCGTGACACGATCTGGCCGGGTATGGTCAGTACGGGAAAAGTACAGCGCGGCGGTGACAAGCCTTTCCACTCAGTCATCAATGGCGAGAACTACCATGTATTGAAAGCGCTGACCTACACGCATAGAGGCAAGGTCGACGCCATCTATATCGACCCGCCTTATAACACGGGGGCGAAGGACTGGAAATACAATAACGATTACGTCGAAGGTGACGACATCTATCGACACAGCAAATGGCTGGCGATGATGGAACGTCGCTTGCTGGTAGCGAAGGAGTTGTTGAACCCGTCAGATTCGGTGCTGATCGTCAGTATTGACGAGAAGGAATATCTACGGCTGGGATTGCTGTTGGAGCAGTTATTCCCAGAAGCTCGTATCCAAATGGTTTCATCAATCATCAAGCCGGAAGGAACAAACCGGCCTGCAGAGTTCTCGCGTACAAACGAGTTCTTGTTTTTTGTGATGTTCTCTGACGCGAGGGTAATACCAACTAACGACGACATGTCTGGACGCCGAGCTCCGGCAACAGAAGTTCCAATTGAGTGGCGAAATCTCAGACGTAGAGAGAACTCTAGCGTCCGTGCTGCGCGACCAAATCAATTCTACGCAGTGTTTGTTAACGAACACACTTGTAGTATCCACTCTGTCGGCGAGCCACTCCCTCCAGACGTTGATCGTCAGAGTGTGGTGCCACCAACTGGTTGTGTCGCTGTGTTTCCGCTCAAGCCTGATGGAACGGAGATGCTTTGGGGGCTAACACCAGGCGCGCTACGGAGCTTAGTTTCTAATGGCTTCGCTAGAGTGGCAAACTCCGGTCGGGGCGCTTCGAGCATGACAATTCAGTACCTCGCCAAAGGGACCATTACAGCCATTCATTCAGGTGACGTTACAATTACAGGAAAAGATGATCAAGGCGCTGTTCAGGGCTTCTACACTGAGAAATCATCGATGCCCAAGACAACTTGGAACAAGGACTCCCACAACGCTCAGACTTCGGGGACACTCATCCTTACCTCTCTCTTACCGGGTAGACGATTCCCCTTCCCCAAATCACTATATGCCGTCGAAGATTCCCTTCGCTTCTTCGTGAAAAACAAACCAGAGGCTGTCATTCTTGACTTCTTTTCCGGCTCCGGTACAACCGCCCATGCCGTAATGCGCTTGAATAAGCAGGACGGTGGGCGTCGCCAATGTATCTCCGTCACTAACAACGAAGTTGCTGCCGATGAACAGAAAAAATTGCGCGAACAAGGCTTACGCCCCGGCGATCTCGAATGGGAAAAATGGGGCATCTGCGACTATATTACAAAGCCGCGTGTGCAAGCCGCCATCACAGGCAAGACCCCTGATGGTGAACCGATTAAAGGCGATTACAAGTTTACCGATGAATTCCCGATGTCTGAAGGCTTTGAGGAAAACGCCGAATTTTTCACCTTGACTTATGAAGCAGAGAAGTCGGTTAGCCATAACCTGGCTTATGCGCGTATTGCGCCCTTGCTGTGGTTGCGAGCAGGGGCTCGTGGCAAACGGATTGACAAACTGCCTGCTGATGGATGGGCGGTGACTGATGCTTATGGCCTGCTGACAGCGGTGGATCAAGCCACACCTTTCATTAAAGCCATTAGCCATGCTAGTGACGTACGGGTGGCCTTTATCGTCACCGACGATGATCGTCATTTCCAGTCTGTCACCAAGCGTCTGCCAAAAGGTGTTGAGCCAGTACGTTTATACGAATCGTACCTGACCAATTTCAGCTTCACCAGTGGGGAATTAACAGAATGAAGTTCACTCTCAAGGACTACCAGCGCGATGCGGTGCGTGATTCGCTGGTGAATCTCAGAAAGGCTCGCCGTTACTGGCATAACGAAAATGATAAGAGCGCCTTCTCTTTAACGGCTGTGACCGGTGCGGGTAAGACCGTCATGGCTGCCGCTGCGTTTGAAGCATTATTTCATGGCGACGACGAATTTAATTTCGATGCCGATCCCGGCGCGGTAGTGATCTGGTTCAGTGACGATCCTGCACTGAACGAGCAAACCCGTTTTCGTCTGATGGAGGCCAGTGACCGTATCAACTATAACGATATGGTAGTCGTTGAACACCCTTTCAGTCGGCGCAAGTTTCAGCCTGGGAAAATCTATTTCCTTAACACGCAGAAGTTTGGCAAAAATAGTCTGTTGGTGCGCGGCTTTGATGATAAAGGCGGGCTTTTCGAGGCAGCCCCTGATGCACAAGCTTATACGCTGTGGGATACTATTCAAAACACCATCGAAGACCCAGATCTGACCCTTTACTTAGTGCTAGATGAAGCGCACAGGGGGATGGGGTCGTCAACGACTTCCAGCGAAGCAGCTAAAAGTACCATTGTGCAACGGCTCATCAACGGTTCGGCTGGGGTGAAGGGTATTCCTGTGGTATGGGGTATTTCCGCCACAGTTGAACGTTTCGACAAAGCCATTGTCAATGCTGGTCATCATGTCAAACTGCCGAATGTGGTGGTTGACCCCGCTAAAGTGCAGGAATCGGGACTTATTAAGGACGATATCATTCTGGGTGTGCCTGATGAAGCTGGTGACTTCGATACAGTGTGGGTACGCCGTGCTGCCGACAAACTCAGGGAAGCGAGCGATGCCTGGGCAGAATACGCAAGGCAGCAGGAAACCATACGCGAAGTAGTGCCTCTGATGGTATTCCAGGTTCCCAATATGCCAGATCCGAACGAGGTCGGACGCTGGCTGGATTCGTTATTCTCCCGTTATCCTGAATTGCCCATTGACAGTGTTGCTCATGTCTTCGGTGAACACACCACACAACGTTTCGGCCAACACCAAGTGCCTTATATTGAACCGCAGCGGGTGCAGGAATCAACTTGGGTGCGCGTACTGATTGCTAAAGATGCCATCAGCACTGGCTGGGATTGCCCGCGTGCCGAAGTGATGGTTTCCTTCCGCGCTGCCAGCGACAGAACGCATATTACGCAATTACTGGGGCGTATGGTACGTACTCCACTGGCTAGACGCATTCCGGGTAATGAGCGCTTAAACTCTGTCGAATGCCTGTTACCCAAGTTTAATACCAATACCGTGAGAGATGTCGTCAATACCTTGTTTAAAGGCGATGATACATCTCCTCCGAGCGGGCGTATCTTGGTTAACCCTGTGGAGATGAAACCTAACCCGGCAGCTTCAGCTGCAGTATGGGAAGTATTTGAAGCGCTACCTTCGCAAACCCGACCACAGAAAGGAGCCAGACCCGCCAGACGTCTGACCGCGCTGGCACAGGAACTGGTTGATGACGGCATTCTTGATGGGGCAGTCAGGAAAGCCCATGCTGCTTTGCACGCTGTTCTGGACAAGTTCCAGATAGAAAATGCCGAGAAAATCAAAAACAAACGCAATGCAGTGCTCGTCGTAGATGGTAAGGCTGTGGTTGCCAGCCTCAAGAACAAAGCAATGACCTTCAACGAATTCTGGGAGGAGGCGGACGTAACGGTGATTGATGACGCCTACCGGCGTGCAGCCCGAATTTTCAGCCCGGATGTTTCACGTACCTATGTCGAATATCTGGCCGATAAGGTCGCGGATCGAGAAGAGGATGCTGAGGAGTATTTGGAAGCAATCATGGAAGCTCGTGTGACCGTTGCTGGCATGGGGCTGGTGATGGAGGTGCAGGATTACTTCGATGGCGAGGCCGATAGACTGGCGAAGGCGTGGCTGGCCGAGTACACACCGCAAATCAAGTCCTTGAAAGATGAGCGTAAAGAGGCTTATCGTCAAATCGTCGAAATGAGTACCGAACCGCAGGATGTGGATCTGGTCAGGCCAGAGAACAAGTTTGAAATGACCAGAGCGCGTGAAGGCGAGAAGGAAACTGACCTTCCAGTCTGGAAACACCATTTGTTGTGTGACGAAAACGGGATCTATCCGGCTCTGTTGAACCATTGGGAAACCAAGGTTTTTGAGATCGAAACCAAACGTGAAGGATTTGCTTTCTGGTATCGTAATCCACAGTACACAGGGCAGTCGTCACTGGGAATCGCTTATGTTGAAGCTGAACAGTACAAGATTGTTCGTCCCGATTTCCTGTTCTTTGCCGAACAGGATGGCAAAATGGTTGTGGACCTGGTAGATCCACATAGCCTACATCTGGCTGATGCTTTGCCCAAACTGAAAGGACTTGCGCTATATGCCGAACATCATTCTGATGCTTACAGGCGAATCGAATCTGTCGCCGAAGTAAAGGGTAAATTACGAGTGTTAGATTTGAAACGGCAGGATGTGCAGGATGCTGTTGCTACCGCTGAAAATGCAGAAACGTTATTTAGTAGCGGACTTGCTGATGACTATCAGTAATCTATAGAAAATTGCGTAACGAAACTGCATTTTAGTAATTTTTTGAAACAATACAAATAAGGCCTTCTCACTGAGAAGGCCATTACCGACTTACAGTTCGATTTGGCTACAGCCGAAGTTACGGTCTCCTTCACCAAACACTTTGCTTTCAACTTTGGTCAGGTAGTCCAGTCGGGTTAACAGCGCCTGGTAGTTCTGCTGGAAGTCAGTACTATTGGTGTCTAGCACATACTTACAGTTTTCAGGAAAATGGACCAGACCAGGGTGATCGTCTCTCTCCAGTCTCAGGGCGCTGTACCAGGCTCCTGTGATCATCCCTCTAAGGTTATCGTCCTGATCGTAATCCCCGAGGTGGTAGTAAGCGTCTTTGTTGAACAACAGGCAAATGTGGTAGTGGCATTTACCTGACTCAGAATACTCTTTCGCCCATATAATAAATAAAGGGCAACGGTAGATGCGTTTACCTTCACGCTCCTTACGGGTACGGTCAGCCTCCAGTTTAGCTCTGAGGGAATCACGCATTCGGGATATCACCCCTGGTTCAAGATTAGGGAAACAGCAGATATTGTCTCCGTTATCGACTATCTTCGGATAATGCAGATCGACACGTACCGCCGTTAACCTGGGGTAACGGTTAGTCAAATAACATAATAATTTTTTAATCTTGATCTGATATTCGAGGATATGTACTCCATGAGTACCTTGATATGTTTTCATAATATATACCTGTATTTGGTCCTACGGTCTATAGCAGACCGTACAGGGATGCCATACAGGCAGGGCTATTCCTGGTCACTGTTGTCGGTATATACTGGTATCAGATCTTAGTACGGATATACTGATCTGATTACTACTCTTACTGGTGAATACAGGTAGTAAGGGCATACAATGCCATTATATAATACCTATCCAACATCTAAATTTGAGACGAAGGTAGCCCCAGCCTGTGATGGCTGTTAAAAAGTTACTCTGCAATTAGCTTCTGGAATTAACCGATGATTCCGTTATTCCAGTGCCGCTTCACGGTTGATAAACTGATACCCAACTTCTTTGCGATCTCAGACTGAGTAAATCTGCCTTTCTTAAGTATTGTGATATCACGTCGGTATTTGCTTCCCTCCTTTCGTCCTAGTTTCTTCTTAACATGTCGATATCGGCTTTTAGTTGATTTCAAATTGTGAATGTCAATCGTATCCTGACGAGCAATCAAAAAAGACAAGCAACTTTCAGCAGAAGGCTCTATCCTTGAAGCTGGATGGTAGCTGTAGATAAAAATTTCTTTTTGAAGGCAAAAAAATAAAATATTCTGTAAGTCCTCCACAGTTCTGCCAAGACAGTTTAGATCTGGAATGACAAGCGTATCCTGCCGGTTCATTTCATGATGAATCAATTGCCTGAGTAAACGTTGCTCTGAAACAACCTCTTTAATATCTACCTGCTCGATCACAACATGTTCAGGTAGAATATTAAATTTTTGACATATCTCAGCAAGTGAGTGATGATCTGCAATGCTTTCTTGCTGTTCGCTACTGCATATGGTGTAACAAAATGAACGCATCTGATGCACTCCGGTGTCATAAATTATTTTTTGATACCTGAATAATGTCGTTTTGTATGAAAAACAACCAAAAAAATAGAGGGCGATTGCCAGTGATACTTTGACTGGTAAAGTAGTATTTTACCTCTCATAATTGTTTGTCCTTCTTTGTTACCTCTTAGGTTCTGCTCTCCTGTGAGTATGGGTTTATAATGATGTCATCCGGTGCATTAACGCGGTTGGAAACATCTGTTTTGCGGATCACTGGCAGCATAACCACCATCTCATTGACATGGTAAATATCAATCCAGCAAACAACTGGATAAGGCATAACGATCTCCTTTCTTCTAAGAACTTCATTTATCCCGAATATAATCAATTGGGATGCTGACAAGAGTAGAGCCTGCCCGGCATCAAAGTAATAACCCTCAAAGGTTGTTCTATGGATAAGAATAATATTTGAATCTCCTGAGATACTTTGTTTCTTTACATCAAATTTCCTCTGATTGTAAATGTAAATGGCTTTTTCCATATCGTAATTTTCCCTTAGCGAGGATAGCCTTTCACGTATAACTGTTTTTTCATCTTTCCCCATGAATTCATCATTAGCGTTCAGTTTAAAGTAATCTGTAATTGGGATTTTTAATGGACTCATGATGTTCGTTTTCCAGATTAACGAACAGTATTCTTCCAGAGTCACTTCTTTTTCACCTCGATTTCGAATAATTCTTTCATTTATAGTGAATCTTAGTAGATCGTTTTTTAGCTCCTTTATTAGCCATTGATAGCGAAGACATTGCTCGAATATATGTACCGTCAACGCCACAGAGTCTGATATGACTGAGGAAAGAGATTTATTATTCATCCTGGCATAATGCTCAAGAGTTTCCATCTCAGATTCATTTTTGTGCGTAAAAGTGTATTTTTTATTGGAAATGTTTTTTACTCCTTATAATTAACATTGCTATTAATTAATCCTGTTTGTAAAGGAGAAGTTTATTAATAAGTAAAAGTCCGCCTGCATCAAGACACGATGAAAATGTCTTCCTTTCTTACTCTATTGCCCGGGTTCGTTGTAAAATCCATTCGTCTATTTCAGCCTCTATCCAGCCGACAGATTGCAGCCCCAGACGACGTTGTTTCGGGAACGTTGGGTCATAGCGTGGCGATTTCGGATTGATCCAGTCATAGATTGTTGAACGTGACAAGCCCGTTTTGTCAATTACTGTAGAAAGACGAAGTATTTTAACATTAGATTTGTTCATAGCTGATTACCTCAAATCGAAGTGCTCTGGATGATGTGAGATTAGCTTTAAGGCATCCAATCTAAAATGTATGTGCCAAAAAAACTTTTTTTTACGAACGGGAAATAAATATCCTATTGAAATTTAATGATTTTATTTTTTTTCTGTCGGGTCCATCAGAACGGTGTGAATTCAGTTACAGCCTTCCGGTCCGGTAATGGGCCAGTTATATGTTGAGTGACTGCGCTTCGATGACTTCTGTTTCAGTGGGCTGGTCTATCTCCGACGTGCTGTGGCAGATAGCGGTTCAGCAGTAGCCATTATTCGTTCTGCTCCGTCAGTACCGCACCCAGCAGCCGCAAGATGCTCTCTTCATTGGGAAGATACCTACCACTGTCAACGCCAAGATTGTTGGCCGTTTCGCCATTTTTAATGTCCGCTATTGGTCATTAATGTTGTCCGCTTTCCGCCGTTTCATCTCTTTGTTCAGGCGCTCCAGCGTGTTTGTGGAGTGGGTTTTTCACTTGGTGTGCTTTCGGGAGGCCGAAGGACGCCAGCACGTCTGCCTCTGCTTCGTCCATCACCCCGGTGACCGCCGGGTTGCTTTTCTCCCATTGACCGGCAACCTTGCACAGGTGGCATGGGCGCTTTTCTCGTCGGTCTGCACGAACACCTGTTGCAGCGCCGCACGGACCACCGACTGGTTTGCACGGCTGACGCGGCTCAGCACGTTGCGCATGAAGTGGACCCGGCAGCGCTGCCAGCTGGCGGAGAACATCTGCCTATCGCCGCCTTCAGGCTCAGCAGGAAGGTCAGCCAGGATGCCGTTTATCCATGCTTCCTGGATAACCGCGTTGAGCGCCTTCTCAGACAATCTGTGGGCCTCCAGGAAGGGCGGGAAGTACGTCCCTTTAAGCAGCTTCGGAATACGCAGGTCCACAGCGTGCCGAGCTGGCGGGGACTGACGGTCACGATAGCCGTTGTGGTAGGTTTCGCGCTCATCGCTGCGCTAGTGGGCTCCGCGTTGATGTGCTGAGTGACATCTGCTTCCATAATGCAGTTGAGCATAAATTCGGTGAGTTCACGCAGAAAATCCTCGCCGCCGAGTAGCATCAGGGTGTTGCTGAATGTCATGCTGTTGTCATTCCGAATTTACACCACGCCCTAAGACTCTACCTTATTTTCTTTGCAAAGCAGGCTGCTTGTGCAAGTTGTACATGTAGTTAACAGGCAGTAAGTATGGCAAACCATTATTTCATGTCTTCACATCTGGTTCTTCATTCAGTTAAGTAGTAAAAATGAAAGGGATGTCAGAGCAAGAACAGATGACGTTGTGTAACTGACCAATGAAGGATGATATGGAATATGCTTGATATTTTTTGCTCGGAATTTGAAGAAAAAAGAAACAAATTAAAGACCTACCTTGAAAGCTCGGGATTTCTTTATAGGCATTCTATCATCAAAAAAATGTCTCTTTTGGATGGTATGGATGAAAGCCAGAATTTTGAGTTGTTGCAGGCGAAACAATATAATCGTGATGATATACAATGCTGGGAGTATATTAGCTCTAAGTGGACCGTCGTTCCTATTATGATGGGTTCGCAAAGCCTTAAACACTTTTTTACATGGAATTTTAAGGCCGCTGGGATATTTCAGCGATATGGAAAGGATATGTGGGATATCAACAAGATAATTGCAGTTAAATCTTTATTGTTTGCTAGTTCAGTCTTAGGTAGTTGCCTTGGGGTTGCAGGCTATGGCCCGTTGCTGCCTTCGGAGCTTGCATTAGACAAAAAGAAGCTAACTAAGAAAAAACAGTCAGCAAGAATGGGAGGGATATCTAAGGCTGAATTATATCTCCCGATAAAAGAAGAGACGATAAGATTGCTCCACCAAAATGTTCCTGTGGATGGTAGATGGAAAAATAAAACGGTTGCAGCAAAGGCAATAGAGGCAGATTTAGTCATCTTTGTACAAAATTTGAAATCTCAAAACCAAAATCTGGATCTTAATGAAGAAGATATTATTACAGTCGTCAAACGTTGGGAACGCAATGATGAAAGAGTAAAGGCTGCATTTGAGGGAACGGTGAAGCAAAAAATCTCTGGCAAGAAGGGCTCGGGTTAGAACTTCTCATTATTTTTTCCAAAAATAAGAACCGCGCCTTTGAAGGCGCGGATTAAGTAGAATCAAACAACAAGTTTTAATGCACCGGCACTAGATTCTACCATGCTTCCTTTATCTGCTCTTTTAACAAAATCAGCCCACCATTGCATCATCGGCCTACGTTGCTCAAGATAATCACTGCGGTTATAAGCGCGACGTACCTCATTTTTGTCTACATGAGCAAGTGCGGCTTCAATGACATCAGGAGGAAATCCTTGCTCATTGAGGGCTGTACTGGCGATAGAACGCAAACCATGTGAAACCAGCACTCCCCCTAAACCGGCACGCTTGAGTGCAGCATTCACGGTTTGACTGTTCATCGGCTGAGTGGGCTTAATGCGGCTTGGAAAAATAAAATCTCGGCCACCACTGAGCGGCTTCATCATTTCCAGAATAGCCAGAGCCCCATCAGATAATGGAACGGTATGGTCCCGGTTCATTTTCATTCGGGCTGCTGGAATTTTCCATTCGTTAGCATCAAAATCGATCTCATTCCACCGAGCTTCTGCGGCTTCTACGGGGCGGGTGATGGTGAGAAGTTGCCACATGAACAGACACCGCGTAGACAGGCTGATACTGGCCGTACGCATAGTTTGCATCAACTGAGGCAACTGATCCGGACGAATACTGGGCATGTTCTTTTTCTGAGGTTTCTCGAAGGCTTTGCCAATATTAACACTGGGAACTGCATCAATCAGGCCCGTGTTTTGGGCATAAATCATGACTTCATTGATCCGTTGGCAAAGACGGCGGACAGTTTCCAGTGCTCCTCGGGCCTGAACGGGTTGCACGGCTTGAACCAGTGTATGGGCTTTAATATCTGTAACGCTTACGTTGCCAATTGCGGGAAATATATCTCTTTCAAGCGAACGCCAGATATCATCAGCATAGTCCTCGGTTACACTGGCTTTCTTCACATTCCACCAACGCTCGGCAACTAACAAGAAAGTGTTGGTTTTGGCCTCCTGAGAATTTCTTATCTGTTCTTTTTGGTATTCCTGAGGATCGATTCCTTTTGCCAGTAATACTTTGGATTCAGCTCTGAGCTTACGAGCATCGGAAAGCGAGACAGCAGGATAGGAACCGAAGCTCTGTTTAGTTCGCTGTTTTGTCAGAGGTCGGTAATAACGGAATTGCCAGAGCTTACTGCCACTGGATTTGATTAGCAGCGTCAGTCCGTCACCATCATACAACTGATAATCGGCATCTTTAGATTTGGCTGCTTTGATTTCCGTATCCGTTAACGGCTTGGTTTTTCTTGCCACGGTGGAGTCTCCATGCTTTTAGGCCCAACAAAGACCATAGATCTTTTCGTTGGGCCTATCAATGGGCCTAAAACAATTAGCTTAGGTAGGATCAAATCAGATAGCGCTGGACATAAAAAAGCCCGTAAGTCGTTGTGACTACGGGTTTTTCGGTTTTTCTTGGATTGCTTTGGAATAAAATTTGGTGGAGCTGGCGGGAGTTGAACCCGTGTCCGAAATTTTGTAACTAACTAATTTGTAAAGGCTAATAACTTGCCTTTATTTCTGCGGCTCCTTTACGGCTCCTTTCAGTTCCTGCCACTGACCAGCTTTGGCTTTCTCTCCGTGTTGCCGTCATACTCCTTCAGATAGCGACCATAATGCCGGAAGAGCATCTCCGGTCCCTTATGACCCATTTGCGCCGCCAGCCAGAAAAGGTTTACGCCGCGGCTGATCAGGCGTGTGGCGAACGTGTGCCGGGTCTGATAGGGATTGCGATACCTGATACCGGCTTTCCGCAGCGTTGGCACCCAGGCTTTTTTCCTGATTGCATCCGCGCTGGCCCACGGCTTGTTTGTTTTTGGATCCTCAAAGACACAACCGTCTTTCATGAAGCTGAATGGCTTTTGATCGTTGAGCGCGATCATCGCTTCCTCAGTTAATTCTACCTTGCGCGTTCCCGCCTTCGTTTTAGTCCCTTTCGTCACGCCCGACACGCTGGCGCTCTGTACATGCGCCGTCTTCTCAACGAAATCAATATCCCTCCAGCGGAGCGCGCACAGTTCGGAGCTGCGCAGCCCTGTCTGTATCGCAAACCTGAATAAGTTTTCCCACTGTTTATTGCCTGTTGATGTTAACAGCGCGCTCACCTCAGTCGGCGACAGCGGATCGACAATATAACTACTTTCTGCATCGCTTTTATTGCTTTGATACCGTGATGCTGTGACCAGCGAAACTGGGTTAATTTGCAATACTCCATCAGTTACAGCTTCATCCAGCGATGAACGCAGAAAGGAAAGCTGGTTTCTGATGGTTTTGAGTGTTGTCTTCTGGCTCTGGATCCACTGCTTTAATGTCGCTGGTGTTAACTCGCTGGCCGGTAATATATGCAATGATGACAGAGCACTACGGCATTTTTTATAACCGCCAATTGTCGATGGCGATAAATTACGTGTCTCACAAATATCAATATATTCGTCGAGGTACATTTTGATAGTTTTACCAGATGCGGCATTACCAAAAATTTTTAACCGTGCTGAGCGAGGGAAATATTCTGCGTAATTAAAAGTCCCTCGTTCAATTTTATTGTGGATTTCGCCGAGAGTTCTCTCGGCGTATTTGATATTTTTATTATTTACATCAAGGTTGGATAATGGTTCCCGGCATTTAACTCCCTTATAAGTGAATGTGATATTAATAGTTTCCCCGTTGCTATGTTTCCTGATGGTCACGCCGCGTGGGAGTTTAGGCGATTCTGTCGAGCCCATTTTGCAACCTCACTAAGATCTATCCATCTCTCCTTGACGCCTTCGACTTTCAGCACCTGAACCCCTTCACGCCACACACCACGCTGTACGCGCTTGTTGATCGCATCAGGAGTTTCGCCTGTCTCTTTGCAATAAGTTGAGATGGGAACACAATCGAGGCTCAGCATAGATTTCTCCATTGCCCGGCTGCACCCGGGCTATTAGGGGGATTATTCGGCGCTGGTGTGCAGCAGACGCTGCCAGATTGCCGATACATATTTCACCTGGTGGCGGGCATCGGCCAGTGCGTTGTGAGCTACACCATCAAATGGCATATCGCGCTTGGGATCGAAACCAAGCTGTTTACCGAGCAGCACCATGGTGCGCACGTCGCTGTCATTCCAGAATTGCCACGGGCAGGTTTGGCCGGCGCGTTCATAGGCTGAACGCAAAATAACGTTGTCGAAGTTGGCGCCATTTCCCCAGACTTTCAGGTAACGCGGGTTGTCAGAGTTACGGCTGATAAACGAGCTCAACTCGGAGAGAGCAAAGGTAATGCTTCTCGTATCGTCGGTACAAATAGCGGCGCGAGCCTCCGCTGATTGCTTCAGCCACCACAGGATCGTGTCACCGTCAGGGGTTGCACCCTGATCCATGGCGCTGGCGAGGTTGACGGCCACATAGAACTCGGCACCTAGCTCACCGCTTTTCGGGTCGAAAAACACAGCGCCGATCGCGACAATTGGCGCAGCAGGCTTATTGCCCATGGTTTCGAGGTCGATCATAAGGTGGTTCATTACATGTGCTCCAAATCTGATGGTTTAAAAGAATGCCAGTAACCCTCTTCACGAGTCTCTGTTCTGGTCTTGCCGCAGCCATTACACCCATAGTGGAAAATAATAGTTGGCTGCAGCCCGTTAAGGGATTGATATGGATGAAGCTCCTTCTTGAACAACACCCATTTGTGAAGCCTGAAAAGGCAGCGAATCTTCATCTACTCCCCCTCCACTTGGCGACCAGCAGACGGGATTGATGTCGCAGGGTAGAGGTAAACTGGAACCTCGTGCTTGAGCTTTGGATTACATCCAATGACTACTGCTGAAATAGACCACATCCAGTTATTTTCATCGTGATCGTTATCATGCATATGTTCGGCGCATCTTTTAGTAACAAAACCAAATGGTTCCTGCTCCATGACAGCCAGTAACGCACGGGCCATCATTTCAGCCTCTTCAGCAGGAAGCACAACATTGTGCCCCGCGCTATATTTGGCGCGCCATGATGCAATTGTTTGAAGGCGATTTTTATTTAGTTCGCTGGTGGTCATCATTCTTCTTCCTCTGGCAAGACAAGGATGGTGTCGTCCGGAACAGTGATGGTGATCTGGACACTGTAACCACGCTCATGCATGTCGTAAGTGACGGGCCATGCTGGCAGCGGCGAATCTTCGGCAACCTGACTGATGCCGATGCTCCACAGCCCGGACTCGAGGTAATAACCGACCACCTGCATTTCACCCTCGGCGGATTTGAGGTGATAGATGCCTGGAGAGTTGTAGCAACCAATCTCTTCACGGATCGCCCCTTCGCACTCCAGCAAGTCATCGCTGGCACCGTAAAAATGCAATTGTTTAGTCATTCCATGCCTCCAGCTCGTTATCAATTTCCTCGTCGATTTCGTCGTTTGTGGCCTCTTCGTTAAGATATTCGAGTGCTTCTTTGAGGTATTTTTTACGCCGCCCGCTGTCATACCAGACTGAAAATTCAGGGGACCAACCGCTGTCGTCGCCATTCTCGGCAAAAAAATCATGCATCGCGTTGTTATATGCCAAACGGTCAACCATGCTTTCAGCCGTAGTCAGGGCGCATTCCCGGATATACCCGCGCAGATCGCGCTTACGCCAGTACGGACTGTACTTAGAATCGCAGCGCCCCTTAAATTCAACTTTCCAGCGACGAATGCAGCGGGCGTAAAGTGATTTAGGCATCGTCGGCTCCTTTTACACATTCAGGATGTTTACCAATAAACTTCTCAAGTAACGTGTCTTCATCGCAGTTGCGCTGCATACGAAAATCAGGGCAGTCGTCACATGACAGAATGCTGATTTGCATGGATGAAGAGCTGTCAAGCGATAGAGTTCCGCCACATGCCGGACAAAATAAATTCTCCGGGCTAAGTGCTGCTTTGTTTTCTTTCACGGTGTTTTCTCCCCGCGTAAAATTTCGTTCTCAGCCATAAGAGTGACGCGCTGATCCAGAGTTTCACTCAGGGCAACAAAGGTCACATCCAGCCTGGTGGCGACTTCACGCATTAACTGTGCCGCTGCTGGTGGAAGGTCAGACGCTGCCGTGCGTGCCGCGGCGACAAGTTCTTTTACTTTCATATGTTGTTGCATGCGTGCAGCCCCATCAGTTCGTTAAAGCGGGTCATGAACAGTCCGTAAGCCTGGCCCGGGCGGAGAGGAACGATCTGGATAATGTCGCTGGTGGGGATTCCTTCCAGCATCGGCCATGTCGTACCGTCGTCGATTTCCAGATCCCGGCGTTCGGTAGCCAGCATTGTCAGATCGGCATATTTCACTACAGCAGACTGTGTGAGCGGCAGATTGAACTTAAAGCGGATCAGTTCGTCGACAAACGCCTCAATCCGGCGATAGTCCGGCAGCAGGGCTTTAAGCGGGGCGGGAATATCCTGGCAATACGCTTCGGCGGCGTCGTGCATCAGCGCTTCAAAGGCAAACTCTGGCTCTACCAGCTGGCTGCACAGAACTGAGTGTTGAGCAACGGAGTAGAACTCCGGCAGGTGGCCGGCAAAGCGGCAGATATGGGAAAGAGCGGTCGCTATATCTTCGATCTCAATATCGTCAACAGTGGCGTTCACATAGTCGAATTTCTTTCCTGATAATGTCTGTATGTAGCTCATCGGTTTTATTTCTCCATTTATTCGCAGCTGCACCTGCGGCTGATTTTTGGTTGCACGAATCCCCCGCCAGATGGCGATATTTAAATTAATTACGCTTCACTAATTGCCCCGCGGGGCAGGGCAATTAAGGCTGAGCAATTACGCTTTAAAGTTACCGATAAAGGTTTCTACTGGCTCGCCGTCGAATTTGCCGATCAGCAGGTCGCGGAATTCGTTGGCGATCGCTTCTTCCTGCGCTTCCAGTTGAACAATGCGCAGAACAAAACGTGGTTCGTCACCAGTGAGCAGACTATTGCGCAGGCTGAATGCACGCTCACCAAGCCCTTCGTATGGCACGCATTTGAACTCAAACGCTACCGGCATAACATCTTTGCTGCTGGCCTCAACACTCTGCATCAGCGATTTTTTCCCGCTGAAATCACCGTCTTCATGATCCTGCTGGGTGGCCTGCTGGATAGTGATGCGTCGAACAGCCTGAGCAGCCTGTGAAATTTGCATGGTATTTCCGTCAGCATCAAAGGCCTGCAGGTAATCACTCCAGTCTTCCAGCCATTCAGCGATTTGCTTTTGCTTCAGGCGGTCGCCGTTGATCGCCAGCAGCGCGCGGAAAGGCGCAGTCTGCTTCAGGGTGATTGCAGCAACGTTATCAGCATGGCCTGGATTATCCAGCGTGCCGATATTGAACACGGATCGCGCAGTCATATTGTCCGCATCAATAAAGCAGCGAGCAGGTTCCTCGGTACTGGCGTAGCCTTTAGAATAACGGGCAAAATCATCAATGCTGGTTGTGGTCATGGCCCCACGGAAACGGAAGCGCTCAAGAGAAAAGCGCTCGAGGCTTTCAACGCGAGTTTCTTCCGGGAGTAATGCTGTTGGGCAAGCCAGGCCGTTAATATCATTCAGGTGATAACCAGAAAGAACCAGATCTTTAACCTGCTTAAAAGTACCGCTGTCTACCTGAGACATAAAAATTCCTTATTAACAAATGATCGAATTGGTGGCAGTGAATTAGTTGTCAGCGGTTCACTGAGCCGCTTTAAGCTTTCCGTCTGTGGCACCGTTGATACTGAACAATTGTCCTTGATCCTCCTGCAGGATGGTGAGCTTGCCGCCTTTGTTAACCCACATTGGCGTTTCAGTGGTGTCCTCTTCGGAGGCTTTACCGCGTGGCGTCGGGGTGCTGTAGTTCAGCTTGTGCTTGATCTTGACGCGCTTCTCTTCAACGGAATTACCCATACGCTCAAAATCAAAGGTGAGGACCACTTTGCCTTTAGTGCCGTTATTCAGAACGCCCAGCGCGGTGGTATTAAGCGCGGCGGCGATTTTGTTCATGAACACACCAGCATCCAGCTCGCCCAGAAAATCGGGCACTACGGTCATGCGATCATTGCTCATAGCATTTCCTCTCGGTTAAGCGGCTGCCGCCGCCGTAAGTTTCTCCATACACAACAGAGAAGAGCACCTGCGCGCTGGTCATGGGTAGGAAGGCCACTTCCTTAACGCCCGGGTGGATTGGGTTATGAGCCCGTCACCCGGTGATGCTCTTGTCTCTTGAGTAAGTAAGCTGTTTGTGTCGGTGAATAAACTATAGCTACTTTAAGTAGATAAAATCAACAACAAAAAGTAGTATATTTTTAGTTGAAGTAGTTTTTTATCGGGAAGAGGTTGAATTTAGGACATAAAAAAACCGGCGTTAGCCGGTTGTGGAAGTGTTTTTAAATTTAGCCAAACTCAAGCATCTTTAGTGGTAAGCATCTAATAAGCTTACCGAAAAAGTAAAGTTCATTCATTTCATGTTCTTCAATAAAGAACGGGGGGTACTTGTCATTGTCAGAGAGAACGGCAAGCCTTCGACCCTTTACTTTTTGTAGGCGTTTCACAAAAGTTGAATCTTCAAAGTTAAAAACGTAAACCCCGTCACCATTGAAGTGATCAATTCTACGATCAATGAAGAGTAAATCTTTCGGGCAGAGAGTTGGCATCATGCTGTCACCATCGACGTTTATCAATTCAATGCCATCTAAGCTCCTGCGTCCAAAAAGCTCGAATATTCGTTCTTCAGGTATCTCAATAGAACTGATAATTGTTGGAAACGGTTGATTTATATAACCGCATCCAGCCGAAGCATGAACATCAAGCTGTTGAATTCGAACAGTCCCGGATGGTGCTTCATCCCCGCCGTGAAGTGGCACGCCATAGTCCAGATAAGCTGGGGAGACTGATAGTCGATCCGCAATCCTAATCATCTTCTCGTCCCGAGGCTTTGCAGTACCCAGAGTATAGCGCCGCGCCATCTCATACGAGACACCACTGAGTTCTGATAATTCCTTTACCCCCAGAGCATGCTTCTGGAGCGACTTGTTTAGCCTGTCGGCAAAGTCTTTGTATTTAGTTTCTTCCACCATAAGTAGAAGGTTAAGCCCGCAAGCCATAGTTGTCATTTCTATTTTAAGTTGCGATTATTTGCTACTATAAGTAGTATGGGGTTGACCAAATCAATAAGGAGTGGATATGTCCAGCAAGCACAAGAACGTTACGGATAAAGCTGTTCGTTCAGTTGGTTCTATTTCAGAGGTGTCTCGTCGTTTTGAATTTCAGTCAGTTCAATCAGTTGCTAACTGGATTGCTAAAAATCGTGTTCCATCTGAACGTGTGATTCAGCTTTGTCAGTGGGGTAACTGGAGTGTAACTCCCCATCAGCTGCGGCCTGATATTTATCCAAATGTTCAGGATGGGTTACCAACCTCAGAACCAGAATAAGCAACTTATTGTTGTTTTTAAACTACCAAAAGGAAAACGTGATGGTAGAGCAAAGTCTTAAAGAAGTAGTAAAAGCGATGTGCAAGGTAGTCCCTGGCGGGCGTGAAGCGATGGCTGGCGCGTTGGGTATGACTATGACGCAGTTCAACAACAATTTGTATGAGAAGAACGGTTGCCGCTTCTTTGAAGTGGTCGAACTGGAGGCAATGGAGGATATCTCCGGCACATCTGCCCTGGCTGATTATTTCGCCCACCGCCGTGGTGCGCTGCTGGTGGAGGTTCCTAACCTGGAAGACCTGGATCGTGTTGACTTATTCAGCAGGGCAATGCGTACCGCCGCCGCGCGCGGTCAGGTTGACCAGATCATTGAACAGGCTCTGGAAGATGGAGTGATCGAGAAACATGAAGCAGACGAGATTTACGAGCATCACCGCCGCCACCTGGCCGCGCGTGAAGAAGAGATTCGCGCCATTGTCACGCTGTTTGGCCGTAAAAAGAAGTGACGCCCGCGAGTGTGCAGCTCCGGGCGCCGTGGCAGATAAATCTATGTGTATGGAGAAATCCGCATGAGCAATTTAACCGCAAATTGTCATTTGCCGCAACTCAGGATGCACTCTGTTCCGGGCGTTCCTTTGTTTCGGTATGAACGCATGGTATCAGGCCGCTGGGTGCCATGTAACTACAAGCGGGCAGCTGGAATTGTAGGTGTATTCAACAGGAGGGTCGCAGAATGGTACAGCAAATGAATCAGAACGCTGGTGGTGCTCTCTCGCCTGTATTTACTTCCAGCCAGATAAAAATGAGCAGCCGCGAGATAGCTATGCTCACTCAGAAACAGCATAAGCATGTTGTTCGTGACATTGAGTCGATGCTGGAGCAGCTTGGAGAGTGCCCAGAAGGGTATGCCCACTTCTGGACACACCCCCAGAACAACCAGACTTACCGAGAATATCGCCTAGACCGAGAGCACACTGAATGCCTGATTGCCGGTTATAGCGCCATTCTACGCATGAAAATAATCCGTCGCCTGCGTGAGCTGGAAGGGGAGTGTGCGCCAATGCCGCAGACCCTACCGGAAGCACTACGCCTGGCCGCAGATATGGCAGAGCAAAACGCACGCCTTGAAAGTAAAGCCCAGTTGGACGCGCCAAAAGTCGCTTTTGTCGAACAATATGTCGAGGCTGGTGGCGCCAAAAGCCTGCGTGAGACGGCGAAGATCCTTAACATGCCGGAAAAAGCGATGATCGACGTGCTGCTGCGTGACAAGGTTTTGTTCCGCCAGTCCGGCAATCTGCTACCTCATGCCCTGCGGCAGCGTGATGGCCTGTTCACTGTCAAAACCGGCACGTCTGATTTCGGTCATGCCTATACGCAAACCCGCGTAACACCTCGTGGCGTCCAGTGGATCGCCGAGCGCTACGCCTCCGAATTGATGGGGGGCTAACGTGACAGAGCATATTCAACCCCTGAACCGATATTACCGGGATCATCACGGCATTGTCGTGAATGTGACGGGTTATGACGCAGCCGGACAGCGTGTTATCTACCGCCGCCCGGGTTACGAATGGGAGTGCGTAGCGCCGCTGATTGTGTTCCGCGCAAGATTCAAGAGGATGGACAAGTGAGCAGCAAACTTCATGGCCTTGTATGGGAAGGGTGCGCGCATGCTGGCCTGATACTTTCTCGCGTGGCTGTCATGGCGCGTCTGGCTGATTACAGCAACGATGAAGGGTTATCGTGGCCGGCGGTGGAAACCATCCAGCGCCAGATCGGTGCTAAAAGTAAAACCACAGTCTCGGCGGCAATTGATGAGCTGGAGCGTGATGGCTGGCTGACGAAGACCGAGCGTAAGTCTGGCGGTCGCAACCTGAGTAATGTTTACCAGATCAACGTCGACAAACTGGAAGCTGCCGCTTCTGTAGCCAGAACGGCAAACAAGGCGAAAAAGCGCAGTACACGCACCATCCCCCCAATTATTGACCCCTCAATAAATGACGGGTTAACGGTTGACCCGTCAAATATTGACCCATCAACCGTTGGTGTATCAACGGACGATGATTCCAGCCCGGCTAAGGGGTCAATGGTTGACCCCGATCCGTCAGTAACTACTGATCCGTCAGATAAGGGATCTTCTTGTCCGGGTGCTACGCCACCGGACGAAGATTCCGATGATGATTCTTCAGAGGAGAATTTCACTTCCCGACATCCCGAAGCGGTTGTCTTCAGTGCGAAGAAACGTCAGTGGGGCAGCAGGGACGATCTGACCTGCGCTGAGTTTATCTGGGGAAAAATTATCGTGATGTACGAGCGGGCGGCAGAAGCCGACGGTGAGGTGGTTCGTCCCAGAGAGCCAAACTGGACCGCATGGGCGAACGAAGTGCGTTTGATGGTGGCGCAGGATGGCAGGACGCATAAACAAATCTGCTCGCTGTTTAAACGCGCTAACCAGGACAAGTTCTGGTGCAAGAACATCCTCAGCCCGTCAAAGCTGCGAGAAAAATGGGATGAACTCTCGTTAAAACTCAGCGCGTCAGCAGCGCCGCAGCAATCCGGCCCCGTCAGCGGCGGTCACTGGAATAGCCCTGAAGCCTGGGAGAACACGCTATGAACAAACTGATTTCAGCAGTCAATAACCGTGACGCTGGCATGCTGGCGCACATGATGGGCCACCAGCAACAGCGAGTGGTCAATGCCGAAGCCGAAAAGCTGGTGGATGCGCTGTTTGAAAATCTTCTGCGGATCTTCCCGGCGGCACAGAACACGGTATTGCGGACGGCTGAGGACGTGGCCGCCATGAAGCGGCAGTGGATTCTGGCTTTTGCCGAAAATGGCATTACGACCGTTGAGCAGCTTCGTGCCGGGATGCGCATGGCGCGCCAGCAGGGTAATGACTTTTGGCCGTCCTGCGGCAAATTCATTGGGTGGTGTCGTGAGAGCGCCCGCCTCGCTGCTGGTTTGCCTTCTGATGATGACGTTATGGATGAGTTTCAGCGTTATGCGCGTGAGCGCCATCAATACGCAACCCCGGAAGACTTTCCATGGGCCCATGACGTTATGTATTGGGTCGTCCTGGATGTTCGCCACCTGATGCACCAGCACAACTACACCGAAGCTGAGGTGTTACGGTCGATTAAATCCCATATGCGCAAGTGGGAGCGTGAGCTGGAAGCCGGAAGGGGGATCCCGAAACCAGTAATGCAACTGGCGGATAAACGCCGCCCACCATCTGCGGCAGACCTTCTTGATCCTACAGGCTCAGCGGCTTTTCGACAGGCTGGTGATGCATTTCTGGCACGTATCAGAGCAAGGCAGCAGGGCGGGGCGGGTAAATGAGATACGGATCTGTATGTAGTGGCATTGAAGCTGCAAGTGTTGCCTGGGAATCATTGGGCTGGCAGCCAGCGTGGTTTGCTGAAATCGAAGCCTTTCCGTCTGCGGTACTTGCCCATCACTGGCCTGATGTAACCAATCTTGGCGATATGACAAAAATCGCTACTGCGGTGCGATCTGGTGACGTTGCAGCGCCAGATGTGCTGGTGGGCGGTACGCCTTGCCAGGCTTTCAGTATTGCCGGTTTGCGCAATGGCCTGGGCGACGAGCGCGGGCAGTTAACCCTTTCTTACGTGGAATTAGCGAATGAAATTGACGACAAACGCCGCGAACGCGGAGAAGAAGAAGCCATCATCGTCTGGGAAAACGTCCCCGGCGTTCTCAGTAGCAAAGACAACGCGTTTGGCTGTTTTCTGGCAGGACTTGCCGGGGAAAGCAGTGAGCTGCAGCCAGCAGGGGGAAAATGGACGCACGCAGGTTGTGTGTCTGGACCACAAAGGGTTGTTGCCTGGCGCGTCCTTGACGCTCAATTTTTCGGAGTGGCCCAACGCCGCCGCCGTGTGTTCGTTGTCGCAAGTTCTCGAAAAAACTTCGATCCCGCAGCGGTACTTTTTGAGTTCGACAGCGTGCGCCGGGATACTCCGCCGCGCCGAGAAACGCAATCGGAAGTTGCCAGTTATGCTGGAAAACGCGCTGACAGCGGTAGTCACTGGGATAACCCGGCCAACCCACACCCAACCCTGAACCAGTCCAACAACATTGGTGGTATTGGTGCCAGCAATCAGGAGATTTTTAGCCAGCGTGGCTCTGGCCTTGTGTCGGATGCTTACTCTGATGTTTCACGTACTCTTCTTGCGAAAGAAAACGACAGCACCGCCGAGGATCTGGAAACCTATGCCGTCGTTGGTTCACAAACTCAATACGGGGACGAAATCGCTGGCACGTTAACTGCTCGCCATGATTCATCGCCTTGTGCTGATCGCGGCATGAACGTACTTGCTTTTGGCGGCGGTAATACCAGCGGAAATATAGATGTTGCAGCATGCCTGACGGCTAAAGGCCAGCGTATTGATTTTGAAGTCGAGACATTTGCCGTGCACGGCACACAGGATCCAGATACTAACCGGGAACTGGCACATACGCTGGGACGTAATCATGGTCAGGAAAATGCCGTGTGCTATGGATTTAAACCCGGTCAGGGCAGTAAAGCCAGTGGCATTGGCTGGGCTGAAGAGCAAGCCCCTACGCTGACGGCTGCCAATAGCGGTTCTAATCTGGCCCCAGCAATAGCGTTGCAAACTGATGTAACACCAAAAGCCAGCATAGAATTGGCATTCACGCTGAAACTTCCGTCATTGAGTGGTGGAGGCCAACCAGCCGCCGCAATGACACCTGATCTGCATGTTCGCCGTCTTACACCGATCGAATGCGAGCGCCTTCAGGGATTTCCTGATTTTCATACGATGATCCCCTGGCGTGGAAAAGAAGCGGCAGCCTGCCCGGACGGCCCGCGCTACAAAGCGATAGGCAACTCTATGGCTGTGCCGGTTATGCGCTGGATCGGTGAGCGTATCGCAATAGCTGTTAACGCTAACAAACTCCCTCAGGTCGTGAGTTTCTCTGGCGGCAGAACGTCGGCTTATCTCGTTCACTTGATGGAACAGAAACGCAAGGCCGGGGAGAACGTGCATTTTACCTTTATGGATACCGGAGCAGAGCATCCCGAGACCTATCAGTTTATCCGGGATCTCGTGACTCATTGGGGGATACCTCTCGTCTGCCTTCGCGTGGTGGTTAACCCAGTGCTCGGGCAAGCAAACAGCTATCGCATTGTTCCATTGAGTGAGATAGGCCCAGACCTTCAGCCGATGCGCGATATTTGCGAGAAATACGGAACGCCATACGTCCACGGCGCGTTCTGTACCCGCACCATGAAAATGGAAGTTTTTGAACGGTACTGTAAGGACACGTTTGGTGAATATCAGACATGGTTAGGCATCAGGGCTGATGAACCCAAAAGGTTAAAAAGCAGGGATGGCGTCAGCTATCTTGCCGAGATCAGTCCATTTGAAAAACAGGATGTTCTCACATGGTGGAAGGATCAACCATTTGACCTGGGTATTCCTGAGCATCTGGGAAACTGTGTTTTTTGCATCAAAAAAGGAATCAATAAAATTGCCCTCGCGGCACGCGATGAACCGGTTATGGCTGCCGAGTTCTGGAAACTGATAACAGATCCAGCCGTGAGGGTAGTTGAACGCCGCCAACAGGAAAACAAAATCATGTATCGCGGGAACAACTCTCTTGAAAGTGTGATCGCTTTATTTGCTGATCACTCCCGCGATGAGATTGCAGCAACGATAAGGAGCAAGGGTGGCTATGATTCCGGCTCTTGTACTGAAAGTTGTGAAGCATTCGCATGCGATATCAGCACAGATGATGGTGCGCCAGTTGAAACCGAATCAACTCCACGCAGCTGGCAGCGCCCGTTCCTTAAATGGGCTGGTGGAAAATATTCCCTGCTGCCTGAACTGGATCGCATGATCCCAGCGGGTAAACGGCTGATTGAACCATTTGTGGGGGGCGGTGCAGTATTCCTGAACAGCTACAACCACGCTGATTTTCTGCTGGCAGACGTTAACACCGATCTGATCAACCTGTATCAGATGCTGGCTGTGGTGCCTGATGAAGTTGAGAAACACGCTCGCGTAATGTTTGAAAGATTATGTAATCCGGAGGGTTACGAGTCGATCAGGCGTGAGTTCAATGCACAGACTTTAAGCGCTGTTGAGCGCGCTGCCGCATTCCTGTATCTCAACCGGCACTGTTTCAACGGATTGACGCGATATAACCTGTCGAACCAATTTAATGTTGGCTGGGGCAAGCCAAAAGCGCCGTACTTCCCGGAAAACGAGATCAAAGCGTTCGCTGAAATGGCTCACAACTGCGTGTTCATGCATGCCGGGTTCCGTCACACTCTGGCCTTGGCCGGTTCCGGGGATGTAGTTTATTGCGATCCTCCGTATGAGCCGTTGCCTGGAACCAATGGGTTTACGGCCTATGCTGCTGGTGGGTTCAATTGGGACGAGCAGGTAGCGTTGGTTGAATGCTGTGTCGCTGCTCACCAGCGTGGAGCCAGCGTAGTCATTAGTAATTCCGGTTCCCCGCGTATAGCTGAACTATACAGCCAGTATGGTTTTACGCTGCATCATATCAAGTCCCGTCGCTCTGTATCCTGTAAGGGCGCCACTCGTGGTACTGCAACGGATGTCATAGCAACGATGGTAGGTTCTGTATGAGAGCGCTGCTAACCCCTGAAGTTGTGCCACGCCTTGGCGTGGTACTGCTCAAACCGGGCAAAGAGTTAATGCGCCTTTTCTCCGCGGGGCGCGTGCTGGTGGAGTCTGAACCAGAGAACATGGCCAGGCTGTCAACCGGCCGTGTTCCTGATGCCCGGCAGCCGTTGGCGGAGGATGAAGCGCTGATCCCATTTTTCACTGATGAGAGGGTGATCCGTGCTGCGGGTGGTCTCTCCGGGCTGGATCACTGGCTTGAGCGGAATATCGGTGAATGTCAGTACCCGCATTCGGATTATCACCATCATGAGCTGGTGACCATGCGACACGCCCCGGGCGCGATGATGCTCTGTTGGCACTGCGATAATAAACTTCGCGAGCAGTCAACCGATCTGCTGGCTGGTATAGCGCGCCGTAACGTTATTGACTGGATCATTGATACCGTGCTGGTCGGCCTTCGGTTTAATCGTGAGCGGGAATTGTCGATCGCTGAGCTGTGCTGGTGGGCTATTTATGTCGGTGTGTCAGATGCCATTCCGGAAGAACTGGCAGCCAGAGTGATGCAGATGCCCTATGAACCGTTCCCATCTGTATATAAAGAAAGCGACATTATTGCCGCAGATAACCGACCAACCGTCGCCCTGCAGAGGAGGATAAAAACGGCTGGATCGTTAAAAAGGTGCAGGCCACAGGGAAATCAGCAGGTAGTGCAGGAGCCAAAGGTTATTGCATTGAGCGCAGATCCTGAATCACCGGGGTCGTTCATGTTACGGCCTAAGCGCCGCCGCTGGGAGAATGGTAAGTATACGCGCTGGGTTAAAAGTCAGCCCTGCGAGTGCTGTCGCCGTCCGGCAGACGATCCGCATCATGTTATCGGTCATGGGATGGGTGGCACTGCTACCAAAGCCCACGACCTGTTCGTGTTCCCTCTGTGCAGAGAGTGCCACGACAAATTGCATGCCGATGTAGCGGCGTTCGAACAGAAATATGGCACACAGCTGGAACTGCTGTTTCGTTTTCTGGATCGGGCGCTGGCGATCGGCGTAATTGTTAAAGCGTAAGTGTATGGAGCGCTAATCTGAATGAACTTACAGGCCATTGAATATACCCGTATAGAAGTAAGGCGCGCCCTGGCGAATTTATCTGAAGGGACAAAGGGGCAACTGCAGGCGTTTAGCGAACATCCACCGGCAGACAAAAATAAAACGCCCCGCTGCGGGCAGCCTCTTATCGAACTGGAGGGTGGGGAAGGCTGTGGACACTCGATTGCGAAGGCATTAACTACGCCTGTTTATGTGCTGGAAACGAGAAGCCGGCGGCGACCGTTCCCGCCAATGCAGGATCTGGAATTTAGTTACGCGCCGTGGCGCCGGGTAATCAATTCACTGGATGACTACCAGCAGGCATGGATCCGTTACTGCTACGGTTTCGATCTGAACTTCAGGTACCAGACGCTGATGTGCCAGCATGTATGGAATGAGTTTCAGAATTACAGGGTAGAGAAGAAGCTGCAATCACGGGTAGTGAAAAAACTGGTCGGTCTTGTCTGGCTGGCAGCGCAGGAGGTGGCCGCGGCCAGAAGCAATGACACATATAAAGAATACGCCGGCGCGGCGCTGGCGCGAATGATGTCTGTGGATCGTTCAACCTGGTTACGTGTGTATGCATCGCACTGGGCGAGATTTAAAACGGCATTCGTCGAGCTTGACACTCAGGCGCTGCAAACGATCCTCATCAGGCGCGAAGGGCTGGAAGTGGCTAATACGCTGGAAATGTGACCTAAATTTCACTAACTCCGTCTAATGTGCTTGCAAAATGCAACAAAATGAGCCATATTTAAGGCTAATTTGATATTTTGTCAAAACTGTATCTAACCTCGTTTCGGCGGGGTTTTTTTATGTCTTTTGCAAAGACTTCTTGCTGCTGTCGGCGACCAGAGTTATCTGTATGTCACACTATTTTTTAAGGTAAAAGACATGCCAAATCAGCAAGATATGACAGAAGAAGCGAAAGCAATTCTTAATGAACTAAGTACAACGCCAGCGACCGCTGGGGAAATTGCAGAGAATACACACCTGAGCCTTGCACGCTGTGAATTTATACTCACGCAATTAGTGATGGCGGGGTTTTCGTTTTATCAATTCGGATGTTATAAGCGCCTCCAGTAATGGTGGCTATTGGCTGTGAAAATGGGCGGCTGGTGGGTGTTGGAGCACGCCACCAGCCATTCGCTCATGTTTGAGGTCACAAGCGAACCGAGGCCCACCGCTTTAGCGCTAAAGCACAGTGAGCCTATCAGAGTCCCGCTTACTGATCTATGAAAAATACTGTGAAAATAAACAGTGTTGAGTTAATCAACGCTGACTGCCTGCATTACATCGCCACCCTTCCTGATAACTCCATCGACCTGATTGTTACCGATCCGCCTTACTTCAAGGTGAAGCCAAACGGATGGGATAACCAGTGGAAAGGGGATGAAGACTATCTTCGCTGGCTCGATCGCTGCCTGGCTGAATTCTGGCGAGTGTTGAAACCTGCCGGTAGTCTTTACCTGTTTTGCGGCCATCGACTGGCTGCAGATATTGAAATCTTAATGCGCGACCGTTTCAGCATCCTGAACCACATCATCTGGGCTAAACCCAGCGGTCGATGGAATGGCTGTAATAAAGAAAGCCTGCGCGCGTATTTCCCGGCCACTGAGCGTGTTCTGTTTGCTGAGCACTATCAGGGGCCATGCAAGCCCAAAGACGATGGCTACGCGGCAAAATGTGGTGAACTCAAACAGCATGTGCTGACACCGCTTATTGCCTATTTTCAGGATGCGCGGGAAGCGCTTGGCGTTACCTCGAAACAAATCACTGAGGCCACCGGCAAGAAGAACATGGTTTCGCACTGGTTTGGTTCAAGCCAGTGGCAGCTGCCGGGTGAAGCGGATTACCTCAAATTGCAGAAGCTTTTCACCCGGATCGCTATCGAGAAGCATCAGCGTGCCGAACTGGCGCAGCCTCATCACCAGCTGGTGGCAACATACCAGTCACTGAACCGTAAATATTCCGAACTGCTGGAGGAGTACAAATCCCTTCGGCGGTATTTTGCCGTGTCGGTGGCCGTGCCATATACCGACGTATGGACGCATAAACCCGTCCAGTTTTATCCCGGCAAACATCCCTGCGAAAAGCCTGCTGACATGCTGAAGCAAATCATCAGCGCCAGCAGCAGACCCGGGGATGTGGTAGCTGATTTCTTCATGGGCTCCGGTTCCACGTTAAAAGCGGCGATCGATTTAGGCCGTAAGGCCATTGGCGTCGAGCTGGAAACAGAGCGGTTTAACCAGACCGTTGACGAAATCAGAGCGTTACCAGAAAAATAAACGGCTCACATCATGAGCCGAAAACTTCATTAATCGGCTCACCACGTCTGTCACGCTGTGGTGGTCATCCCTTTTCAGGTTCAGGGTTTCATCCTCGATATAGCCATGTAGCGCCACGGCCCTGAAGCCTGAATTTCCCCCAACACAGCACCCCGATGATTTTCGGAGGTGAGAGAGATGCACAGACTTATGCCTGACAAAATTGCTTCGGCTGTGGGGTATTGCGCATCAGGCGGCCTCATTTGCTGGGGCGGTGTCGCCAGATGGGTGCATGACCTTGACTGGAACCTTATTGCGGTCGTTGGCGGCTTTGTGATTGGCCTGCTGACTTTCTTCGTTAACTTCTACTTCAAGCGGCGACAGACCAAAGCCTACGAACAGGCGCTGGCACGCGGTTACGTCACGCCACCTCCTCAGGACAATTAATATGGCTTCAGCCAGAGCAAAACTAAGCGCTGCAATGCTGGCGCTTATCGCTGCTGGCGCATCTGCGCCGGTACTGATGGACCAGTTCCTCAATGAAAAAGAGGGAAACAGCCTGACGGCTTATCGTGATGCAGGCGGTGTCTGGACAATTTGCCGCGGTGCCACGCTGGTGGACGGTAAGCCAGTGGTTCAGGGTACGAAGTTGACTCAGGAAAAATGCGACAAGGTGAATGCCATTGAGCGTGATAAAGCGCTGGCCTGGGTGCAGCGTAATGTTCATGTGCCGTTGACTGAACCGCAAAAGGTCGGCATTGCTTCATTCTGCCCGTATAACATCGGCCCGGGGAAGTGCTTTCCCTCCACGTTCTATCAGCGCATCAACGCTGGCGATCGGAAAGGGGCGTGTGAGGCTATCCGCTGGTGGATTAAAGACGGTGGTCGCGATTGCCGGCTGACCAAAGGCCAGAAAAACGGCTGCTATGGTCAGGTTGAGCGTCGGGATCAGGAAAGCGCGCTGACGTGCTGGGGGGATTGATCAGTGAAGCCGGGTAGCATTTGCATCATTGCAGTTGCCTTGCTGGCTGGCTCTTTTTGGGCTGGCAGTGAGTGGACGAATCGCGACTGGAAAACAAGGTGGGCTGACCGCGACAGTCAAGAGTCTTCACAGGCTGCTAATGCGCAGACCGCTGCCCGCATGATTGAACAAGGGAGGGGCATTGCCCGTGATGAAGCCGTTAAAGATGCGCAAGCGCAGGCCAACAAATCTGCTGCCACTGCTGCTGGTCTGTCTGCCACTGTTAACCAATTGCAGCAACAAGCCAAAAAACTCGCTACCCACCTGGACGCCGCAAAGCACACCGCAAATCTTGCCGCTGCCGTCGGAAGCAAAACAGCCAGCGCCAACGCCGCAATGCTCGCCGACATGCTCGGAAGCCTTGCAGACGAAGCTAAATACTATGCTGGACGATCTGACGAAAGCTACCGCGCCGGAATGACTTGCGAAAGAATTTACGAGTCGGTGAGAGAGTCGAACAACAACCCTATTAATCAGGAGCCTCGCAAATAGCGGGGCTTTTTAACAAGTAAGAGAGGAAACAAGATGACTGTAGTTCTGACCGCCGAGCAGATTGAAGAACTGGCTACGTTTTCGAAAGAAGATGGTCAGCCACAATACACCATCACTACCGCAACGATCCCAGAGTTTGAAGCTGATGATGGCAAGGTTATTCCGGAGTATACGGGCCTGGTCGCATACTCAGACTCGCTGGAACACGGAGTTTTACAGCTGGAGCAGTAAGCATTACAGCAGGCATTCACTGAGTGCCTGCGATAATGCCACCCCTCAGTAACCAACATGACTAAAACCTTCATCTGTATCGCCAGTGGGCCATCGCTGACGCGGGGCGATTGTGCCCAGGTAAGCGCATCTGGCTTACCGGCGATTGTCGTTAATAATTCCTGGCAGATGCTGCCCGATGCTGCGGTGATTTTTGCTTCGGATTGTTGCTGGTGGGAAGAGCATTACAGCACTATCAGATCATCAGCTGCACGGTGGTGCGGTGATCAGTTTACCGCTCGTCGCTTTGGCATTAACTACTTTCCTTCGACGTTGCCTGGTTCCTATAACTCCGGGCAGCGGGCTATAGAACTCGCAATCCATTTTGGAGCCAGCAGGATCCTGTTGCTGGGCTATGACTGTTCAATACGTCACGGCACCCACTGGCACGGTAACCACCAGCAGCTGGCCAACCCGGATAAATTCAGCGTGGCGCGTTGGCATGACGAATTCAGTCGCCTTAATGCCATTGCTGGTGGTGTCGAGATTATCAACTGCTCCCGCTATACGCGGCTGACCTGTTTTCCCCGACAGCCTTTAGAGGCTGCGCTTTCTCAGTAGGACATCTATGGCATTAAGACGAAAAGTCAGCATCCGCGGGATGTACGGGCTTGGAGACTCCATTTATCAGCGCGCATTTGTGCGCCAGTATCCCGGGGCTTTCCTGCGAACCCCATGGCCGGAGCTTTATTCCGATCTGGATGTGCGGTTTGTTCGCTCCAATACCAGCCTGCGCACTCAGCGTAAAAACGAAGAGAGAACGGGCGTGACTTACGTTCGGGAGCCGGCGAGGCCTTCGGAAGTTCTGACCATCTTTTATGGTGCGGAAGAGCTGAAAAAAGGCTCCATTGTCGACGCCATGACGTGGCAGTTTGGCAAGGCGGCCAGCGTATTCGATTTGCCGTCGTATGGTGAATCCCCTGTGACGGCGGATAAGCCGATCGCCGTGATTCGTCCTGCCACCGTCCGCAAAGAGTGGGCGAACCCGGCACGCAATCCTGATCCGAAATATCTGGCCGCCGCCGCGCGAGAACTCCGCAAGCACTTCTACGTAGTCAGCCTGGCGGATCTGGAAGAGGACGAAGAATGGCTGGTTGGCGAGCAACCGGAAGCCGATTTGCAGCTGCATCAAGGCGAGCTGTCAGTAACTGAAATGCTGGCACTGGTTGAGCATGCGGCGGTGGTGGTTTCCGGTGTGGGCTGGGCGTTACCGGCTGCAATCTGCTACCAAACGCCAGTGTTTATCGTGCAGGGAGGCTGCGGCGCCCATAACGCTCCCCATATCGTTACCGATCCTGATATGGACCTTTCCTGTGTAGGTTGGGCTCAGCCTGATGATTACTGCATGTGCGCCAGCATGGATCACGATTGCAGCAAGCACATTTCCGGATTCAACGACAAATTCAAAGGCTGGTTACATGACATCGTTCTCAAATGAACTGCAAAATGGCCTGGTGTGGTTGCCCGAGCTGGGTATGGGGCGTTATCCCGTTCCCGCTGCCCGGCCATATGATGCGAACTATTTCGCCAGATACCGCCAGATGGCTGAAACCTCAATGGGCCTCCAGCTGACTACGGCGCGCCTGCTGCTGGTTGGTCGCCATTATCTGGGGAAAGTACTGGATGTGGGGATTGGCTCCGGCAAGTTCGTCGAGTGTCGCCCGGACACGTGGGGATATGACGTCAACCCGGAAGGCGTTGCCTGGCTGCAGGCCCGGATGCGCTGGGCTGACTTATATGCTGCTGATACTACTTTTCCGGCGCTGACATTCTGGGATTCACTGGAGCATATCGATGAGCCAGAGGCGGCTGTAGCGAAAGCAGGCCAGTGGGTGTTCGTGTCACTGCCTGTATTCAGGGACGCCGAGCATATATTGAAATCCCGCCACTACCGCAAAGATGAGCATATCTGGTACTGGACGCACAACGGTTTGCTGAAGTGGTTTGATGCTCAGGGCTTTGCGTGCATTGAGCACAACACTATTGAGAGCGCGCTGGGCCGCGACGGCATCAGCAGTTACGCCTTCCGGAGGAAATAGCATGCCGCCGAGAACGCCAAAAGCCTGCAGAAAACGAGGATGCAGGAATACCACAACGGATCGCAGCGGCTACTGTGACGAGCACAAAGGGGATGGCTGGCAGCAGTACAAGCCCGGTCAGACCCGCCACCAGCGCGGTTATGGCACGGTCTGGGATCGTCGTCGTATGCGGATACTTGCGCGTGATGGTGGGCTGTGCTGCGAGCACCGCAGGCAGGGGGTGGCAGTTGTGGCAAAGCATGTTGACCACATCATTCCTAAATCTCAGGGGGGTACGGACGACGATGGCAACCTTCAGAGCCTGTGCGCCGCCTGTCACCGGGCGAAGACGGCCCGCGAAGGGCGCAGCAGGGGGGCGGGGTAAAATCTCTACCGCCTTTGCCTTCCCGGACTGCCCGCCTCGTCATATTTTTACGCGCCCAAAATAAGAAACTTTTTTCCGGAAGGCGACGCCTATTGATCAGGAGGTATTTATGGGTGTATCCGTACGATCTTCCGGCGGCGGTCGAAAAAGAAATTTACCCACTGGGCAAACCAGCAAACTGACCAGAATTGCACCTCCTCCGGAGTTGATGGGGGATGTGGCGATCCGGCTATGGAAAACCCAGAGCAAAATTTTAATTGAGCGGGGTGTGTTCGAGGTCGAGGATGCGCCGATCCTTCTCGCGTACTGCAATGCGTTTCATCTGATGATTGAAGCCGAAAAAGTTATTGCAAAAGAGGGGCTGACCGTCTCCAGTGAGATGGGCGGGGAGAAGAAGCACCCCGCTATCAACGTCAGAAATGACTCTGTTTCTCAGGTTGCCCGTCTGGGTTCGCTTCTCGGACTTGACCCACTGAGTCGACTACGTATGACCAGCGGTAAGAATGATCCGGACGATGCAGGGAATGAATTCGATGAGTTTGATTGATGGCTACATATCCGAACGTCAATGCGGCGAACCAGTATGCGCGGGACGTCGTGAACGGGAAGATTCTGGCATGTCGGTTAACCATTCTTTCCTGTCAGCGTCACCTGGATGATCTCGAACGCGCGAAGGATCCAAACTGGCCCTATCGTTTCGATAAGAATAAGGCTGAACGTTTTTTAAGATTTTCTCAGAAGATGCCCCACACTTCCGGGGAGTGGGCGCGGCGTAAGCTCAGGATAGAGTTTGAGCCCTGGCAAAAATTCTCCCTTGGTGTTCCTTTTGGCTGGGTACGCAAAGACACCGGGTTTCGCCGCTTTACTGAGATCTATATCGAGGTGCCGCGTAAAAACGGTAAATCCGCGATAGCGGCGGCGATCGGCAATTATATGTTCTGCGCCGATGGTGAATATGCCGCGGAAGTATACTGTGGCGCCACGACAGAAAAGCAGGCGTGGAAGGTGTTTGCGCCGGCGCTGGCGATGGTGAAAAAGCTGCCGTCTTTGCGTCAGAAATTCAGCATTAAGCCCTGGGCTAAACGGATGACCCGCCCGGATGGTTCCGTTTTTGCGCCAATCATCGGTGACCCGGGGGACGGTGACTCACCATCCTGCGCCATTATTGATGAGTATCACGAGCATGATACCGATGCGCTCTATACCACTATGACAACGGGTATGGGCGCGCGTGAGCAGCCTGTGACGCTCATCATTACCACCGCAGGATATGACATTTCTTCCCCCTGCTATGAAAAGCGTGCTCAGGTGGTTGAAATACTGGAGCGCATCAGGGAAGGAGGCGAAAACGAGGCCATATTTGGCATCATCTATACCCTTGATGATGACGACGACTGGACAAAGCCCGAAGCGCTGATAAAGGCAAACCCAAACTACGGTGTGTCGATAAAGGAAGGCTTTCTCAGGGCTAAACAGCTGCTGGCCATGTCCACCCCCAGCCAGACCAACAAGATCCTCACCAAACACTTTAACAAGTGGGTGAGTTCGAAAGCCGCCTTCTACAACCTGCAGAAGTGGATGGCAGCAGCAGATAAAACGCTGAAGCTGTCAGATTTTGCCGGGGAGGAGTGCTACCTGGGTATTGACCTGGCGTCGAAGCTGGACCTCAACGCCGTTGCGCCGATCTTCAGGCGAGAAATCAACGGACTTAGCCATTTTTACTGTGTTGGCCCGATGTTCTGGGTGCCAGAGGATACGGTGTATTCCACCGATCCGGCGTTGAAAACAACGGCAGAGCGTTATCAGTCATTCGTCAATCAAGGGGTTCTGGTGCCCACCGACGGCGCAGAGGTGGATTACCGAATTATTTTTGAGTCCATCCTCCAACTGCGCGAGTCGGTGAAGATAGCGACATGCCCGATTGACCCCTACGGGGCGACCAGCATTTCCCATATGCTGCTGGATGAAGGCCTGGAGCCCATAACCATTACCCAGAACTACACCAACATGAGCGATCCAATGCGTGAAATCGAAGCGGCAATCGCTGCCGGCCGTTTTCATCATGACGGTAATCCGCTGATGAACTGGTGTGTTTCTAACGTGGTCGGGAAGTATCTTCCGGGCAGCGATGATGTCGTTCGTCCGGTGAAAGAGGGTGGCGGCAACAAGATTGATGGTGCGGTGAGCATGATGATGGGTGTTGGCCGCGCAATGCTGAATGAGCCAAAAGATTTTCTCTCCAATCTCGATCCAGACGAGGACGTTTTATTCCTGTGAAATCACTAATTATCGATGTCGCCGGGCTGTCTGGCTTTGGCGCGCTGGTGGGCGGTATTTACCTCAAATACGGCGCAGCGGCAGCGCTTATGGCTGGTGGTGCCGGGCTTCTGTTATGGGCACTGCTGGCGGCAAGGGGATCAAAATGCTGATTAATGCCATGTTCAGAAGCAACTCGCTTGAAAATCCTGCGGTTCCATTGACTGCTGAAGCGGCCGAAAACGACGGGATTTTTAACGGTGACGTGATCGTTAACCCCAAAACGGCGATGAAGCTGGCGGCGGTGTATGCCTGTATTTACGTCATTTCCTCCAACGTTGCCCAGATGCCGCTACACGTTATGCGGCGAACCGGGAAGTTTGTGGAGCCGGCACGGGATCACCCCGTTTTTTATCTGGTTCATGATGAGCCGAACGACTGGCAAACCAGCTACAAATGGCGCGAACTGAAGCAGCGCCACATTCTCGGCTGGGGGAATGGCTATACCCACGTTAAGCGCAATCGCCGGGGGGAAGTTATCCAGCTTGAAGCCTGCATGCCATGGGAAACGACGCTGCTGAATACCGGCGGGCGCTACACCTACGGCATGTACAACGAAGAGGGCTCTTTTGCTATCAGCCCTGACGACATGATCCACATCCGGGCGCTGGGGAATAACCAGAAGATGGGGCTGAGTCCGATTCTCCAGCACGCTGAAACGATCGGTATGGGGATGAGCGGGCAGAAATATACCGAGAGCTTTTTTAGCGGAAATGCCCGTCCGGCGGGGATTGTGTCGGTAAAAGGGGAACTTAACGACAACTCCTGGGATCGTCTCAAAAAGATGTGGCAGAAAGCTTCTGCCATGCTGCGAAGCCAGGAAAACAGAACCATGCTGCTGCCGGCAGAGCTTGACTATAAAGCGCTGACTGTCTCCCCCGTTGATGCACAGCTCATCGACATGATGAAGCTGAACCGCTCAATGATTGCCGGAATTTTCAACGTACCGGCACACATGATCAACGACCTGGAAAAAGCGACATTCTCCAATATCTCCGAGCAGGCCATTCAGTTTGTGCGCTACACGATGATGCCCTGGGTGACGAACTGGGAGCAGGAGATAAACCGTCGCCTGTTCACCCGTGCCGAGCGGGAGGCCGGGTATTACGTCCGCTTTAACCTGACGGGCCTGCTGCGCGGTACGCCGAAAGAGCGTGCTCAGTTCTACCATTTTGCCATCACAGATGGCTGGATGAGCCGCAATGAGGCCCGTGCCTTTGAGGATATGAATCCCAAAGAGGGGCTCGACGAGATGCTGGTGAGCGTCAACGCTGCCGATCCGGCAAAAGATTTTAAAGACGACGATAAAACGGAGGGCAATTCCGATGAGTGACGATCGGGAAACACGCTGCTACAGCGGCGAGGTCAGGGCCGAGCAGCACGATCAGCAGCCGACGCGCATTATCGGTTATGGCTCGGTGTTCAATTCGCGCTCTGAACCGCTATGGGGGTTCCGCGAGATTATTAAGCCAGGCGCGTTTGATGATGTGCTGGGCGACGATGTGCGCGGCCTGTTCAACCATGATCCTAACTTTATTCTGGGGCGCAGCGCGTCCGGCACGCTGACGGTTTCGACCGATGAGCGTGGTTTACGTTATGACATTGAAGCACCTGACACCCAGACCATCCGCGATCTGGTGCTGGCACCGATGCTTCGCGGCGACATCAACCAGTCCAGTTTCGCCTTCCGGGTCGCCCGGGACGGCGAGCGCTGGTATGAGGATGAAGAGGGCGTGGTTATTCGTGAAATTTCGCGCTTCTCGCGTCTCTTTGATGTCAGCCCCGTAACGTATCCGGCGTACCAGGAAGCTGATTCCGGGGTTCGCTCCCTGAAAGCCTGGCAGGAAGCACGCGACAGCGGCGCGCTGAAGCTTGCCATTAACCAACGAATGGCGCGCGAGCGCGTCCTGACACTTCTTAATGCATAAGGAAACATCCATGAAGCTTCATGAAATGAAACAAAAGCGCAACACCATCGCGACCGAAATGCGCGCGCTGAACGAAAAGATCGGGGATAACGCCTGGACTGATGAGCAGCGCACTGAGTGGAATAAGGCTAAATCCGAGCTGGAAGGGCTGGATGAGCGTATTGCCCGCGAAGAAGAGTTGCGCGATATGGATCAGAAATACATCGATGATAAAAGCGATGAACAGCGCGACAATCTGGATAAGGATAACGGTAAAAAGCCGGATGAGCAGCGCGGACAGATTTTTGATAAATGGATGCGCCACGGCGCCAGTGAGCTGACCGCTGAAGAGCGTAAGGCCTTGCGTGAACTGCGTGCCCAGGGTGTCGCACCGGATGAAAAGGGCGGCTATACCGTGCCGGACACTTTCCTTGCGAAAGTCGTCGAGCAGATGAAGGCTTACGGTGGTATCGCCAGCGTGGCGCAGATCCTGACAACCTCTGATGGCCGCACCATGGAGTGGGCTACCGCCGATGGTACTGCTGAGGTGGGTGTGCTGCTGGGCGAGAACGAAGAAGCCGGTGAAGAAGATACCGAATTTGGCATGGACAGCCTGGGTGCGCTGAAAATGACCTCTAAAATCATTCGCGTATCTAACGAACTGCTGCAGGACAGCGCGATCGACATGGAAGCCTATCTTGCCCGCCGTATCGCGGAACGTATTGGGCGCGGTGAAGCCCGCTATCTGATTCAGGGAACTGGCGCTGGTACGCCAAAGCAGCCGAAAGGCCTGGCGGTATCTGTGACCGGCACCACCCAGACAGCCGCTGCAACGGCGGTGAAATGGCAGGAAATTCTGGCGCTCAAACACAGTATCGACCCGGCTTATCGCCGCGGGCCGAAGTTCCGCCTTGCTTTCAATGACAGCACCCTGAAACTTATCAGCGAAATGGAAGATGGTCAGGGCCGCCCGCTGTGGCTGCCGGATATCGTTGGCGTGGCTCCGGCCTCGGTGCTGAATGTGCCGTATGTTATCGATCAGGAGATTGATGATATCGGGGCGGGTAAAAAGTTCATGTTCTGCGGTGACTTTGACCGCTTCATTATCCGTCGCGTGCGCTACATGATCCTGAAGCGCCTGGTGGAGCGTTACGCTGAATTCGACCAGACCGGCTTCCTGGCGTTCCATCGCTTCGACTGCATTCTGGAAGACACTTCTGCCATTAAAGCGCTGGTGGGCAAAGGCAGCACCAGCAGCTGATAACTCCTGACGGAATATCGCATGCCGCTTAACGCGGTTTTTTTGTGCCCGCTTCCGGCGGGCACAGGAGGATTTATGCTGCTCAAAATGGAGGAAATCAAAGCCCAGCTCAGGCTGGACGAAGATTTCACCGATGAAGACAGTCTGCTGGAACTGATGGGGCAGGCGGTGCAGAGCCGGACGGAGAACTTCCTCAACCGCAGGCTTTATGCAACGGCAGCCGATTTGCCAGAAGACGATCCCGATGGCCTGGTGATGCCGGATGAAATCAAGCTGGCGCTACTGTTGCTGGTCACGCACTTCTACGAGAACCGCTCAACGGTCACTGAGGTTGAAAAGCTTGAATTGCCGATGAGCTTTAACTGGCTGGTTGGGCCTTACAGGTATATCCCGCTATGAAACTGCGACAGGCGCAGACCAGCGCCACCTACCTTTTGCCTGACCCGGGCGAGCTGGATAAGCGGATAGCGATTCGCCTGCGGGTGGATGAGCCGAATGATGATTTTGGCGTATCTCCCACGTACCCGGATGAGATCCGAACCTGGGCGAAGTTAGCCCAGCCCGGCGCAGCGGCTTATCAGGGCTCTGTACAGACGGAAAATACCGTAACGCATTATTTCACGATCCGCTGGCGAGCGAAGATAACCGCCGATCATGAGGTGTTCTGCGAAGGGCAAGTTTATCGCATTCGCCGCGTGCGCGATCTGAACAGCAGACGGCGCTATCTGCTGCTGGAATGTGAGGAGCTTGGTACGGATCGAGGGGCCAGCTATGCAGAACAAAGCATTTTTACACGTTGATTTTGAACAACCGAAAGAGCTGGTTTTCAATCGCGCCCGCATGCGCCGGGCGTTTGTCACCATTGGTCAGGTGCATATGCGGGATGCCCGCCGTCTGGTCATGCGTCGGGGACGCTCTGCGCCAGGCGAAAACCCGGCATACCGTACAGGGAAACTGGCCCGCTCAATAGGTTATTACGTTCCTCGCGCATCCAAACGACGCCCGGGTTTGATGGTGAAGATTGCTCCCAACCAGAAGAACGGCGAGGGGAATCGCCATATTTCCGGGGCCTTTTATCCGGCGTTTCTGTTTTACGGTGTGCGCCGCGGCGCTAAACGTAAAAAAGGCCATCATCGCGGTGCGTCTGGTGGCAGTGGGTGGAAAATTGCTCCACGTAATAACTATATGGCAGAGGTGCTGGAGCGTCGCCGCAGCTGGACCCGATATGTGCTGTCGCGTGAGTTGCGCAAGTCCCTGCGTCCTCAGAGAAGGAAAAAGAAATGAAACTGACGCCGATTGTGGCCGCACTGCGGGCCCGATGCCTGCGTTTTGAAAATCGCGTGGGTGGCGCCGCACAGTTTAAGGCGATCCCGGATGCCGGAAAACTGAAGCTTCCCGCCGCTTATGTGGTACCGGCGGAGGATGTAACCGGGGAACAACGCTCCCAGACTGACTACTGGCAGGATTTGACAGAGGGATTTTCTGTGATCGTCGTTCTCAATAATGAGCGTGACGAAAAAGGCCAGTGGGCATCCTATGACGCGGTGCATGATGTGCGTCATGAAATCTGGAAAGCGCTTCTGGGATGGTGCCCGGATCCTGGCGCCCATGAAATTCAGTACGCTGGTGGTATGTTGCTGGAGCTGAACCGCTATGAACTTTATTACCAGTTCGACTTCACGGTGAAATATGAGATCGACGAGGCTGACTCCCGCCAGCAGGATGATCTCGACGCGCTGGAAGAGCTGAAGACACTCAGTATCGATGTGGACTATATCGACCCCGGCGGCGGGCCAGACGGTAATATTGAGCACCACACCGAAATCACCTTCCCGTAACCCTCTACCTGGAAAAAATAATGTTTGTGAAACCCAAAAGGGGGCGATCCGTTCCGGATCCGACCCGCGGCGATCTTTTGCCTGAATCTGGGCGAAATGTGGAAGTAAACGCCTACTGGTATCGCCGCGAAGCTGCTGGCGATATTGAGAAAATCTCGCGTAAAGGGGATAAAAATGACCGTAAGCTTTAACACCATCCCGGCTGATAACCGGGTGCCGCTATTTTATGCTGAAATGGATAACAGCGCTGCAAACACCGCACAGGACAGTGCCCCTTCTCTGCTAATTGGGATGGCGCTACCTGAATCGGATATGCCGCTGAATCAGTTGGTGATTATGCCATCGAAGGATTTAGCTAAAAAAATGGCGGGCCGTGGCAGCCAGCTGGCTCGCATGGTGGAGGCATACCGCCAGGTGGATCCGTTTGGTGAACTCTGGGTAATTGCCGTTCCTGATAATGGTGAAGCGGCTACGGGCACCATTACCATCACCGGTACAGCGACCGATGCGGGTACCGTGAACCTCTACGTTGGCACCCGTAAGGTACAGGTAACAGTGGCAACGGGGGACACTGGCGATCAGGTTTCACAGGCCATGCTGAGTATTATCAATAATAACCCCGATTTGCCTGTCAGCGCGGAATATCAGACGACTTCTGCCGGGGAATCTCAGGGCACAGTTATCCTCTCTGCTGTGAACAGCGGGGCGGTGGGCAACACGATCCCATTAACCCTGAATTACTACGGTACCGCCAGCGGTGAAGAGATCCCTGTCGGTCTGAGCATCCAGATCGGCAAAATGAGTGGCGGCGCAGGCGATGCGGATTTGTCGGCGACGATCGCTGCTATGGGCGATGAGCCGTTCGACTATATCGGGCTGCCGTTCAATGACCCCAGTTCGCTTCAGATGATGGCTGTTGAAATGAACGACAGCTCCGGGCGCTGGAGCTATATCCGCCAGCTGTATGGTCATGTGTATACCGCTAAAACGGGCTCACTGTCTGACCTGGTGGCCTATGGCGATACGTTCAATTATCAGCACATCACTATTGCCGGGTACGAAACAGAGGTGCAAACGTCTGTGGATGAGCTGGTGGGTTACCGCCTGGCGCGCGCAGCGGTATTCCTGCGCATCGACCCTGCCCGTCCGACACAGACTGGAGAGCTCACTGGTGCTCTGCCTGCGCCGACCGGCAAACGCTTTACCATCACTGAGCAGCAGTCACTGCTGACACATGGCATTGCGACCGCTTATACGGAATCCGGCGTGCTGCGCATCCAGCGTGACATCACCACCTATAAGACCAATGCGTATGGCGTGGTAGACAACAGTTACCTCGACAGCGAAACATTGCATACCAGCGCCTATGTGCTGCGCCGACTAAAATCGGTGATCACCAGCAAATACGGTCGTCATAAACTTGCCAATGATGGAACGCGTTTTGGCCCCGGCCAGGCGATTGTCACGCCTGCGGTTATTCGCGGTGAGCTGGGCTCAACCTACCGTCAGCTTGAACGTGAGGGGATTGTCGAGAACTTTGACCTGTTCCAGAAATACCTGATCGTTGAGCGCAACGCGAACGATCCGAACCGTCTGGATGTGCTGTTCCCGCCAGATTATGTCAACCAGCTGCGCGTGTTTGCTGTGCTTAATCAGTTCCGCCTGCAGTACAACGAGGAGGCCGCATAATGGCAAAGATTGCGGGAACGACCTATTTCAAAATCGACGGCCAGCAGCTATCAGTTACCGGCGGCATTGAAGTCCCCATGAACACCAAAGTCCGTGATGACGTGATCGGCCTGGACGGATCTGTTGATTACAAAGAAACGAGCCGCGCAGCGTATACGAAGGTCACTGCCAAAGTTCCGAAAAACTTTCCCGTCGACAAAATCACCTCGTCTGATGTCATGACCATCACATCTGAGCTGGCTAACGGTCAGGTGTACGTGCTTTCCAATGCCTGGCTGCACGGCGAAGCTAACCATAACCCCGAAGAGGGCACGGTGGATCTGGAGTTCCACGGTGAAGAAGGATTTTACCAATGACAAAAGAGTTGAAGCTTAAAGAGCCGATTATGGCTCATAACGAAAAACTGCATGTGCTGGAACTGCGTGAACCGTCATATGACGAAATCGAAGCGATCGGTTTCCCGTTTACGGTTTCCTCGGAAGGCGCGATTAAAATTGACAGCTCCGTTGCGCTGAAATATATCCCGCTGCTGGCGGGTATCCCACGTTCGTCCGCGGCGAAACTGGCGAAACTCGATATTTTCAAGGCCAGCATGCTGATCCTCAATTTTTTTACTCAATCGGCGGGGGAGACAACCTCAGAAACCGGCTCTACAACACCGCTCACTTCTGGCGACTAAACCCCCTTGAGCTCCGGCGGGCGGCCATATCTGAATTTCTGGAACTGGAATCGGAGGCCGTCCGCATTAATGAGGAAATAAAGCATGGCTGACAGTTTCCAGTTAAAGGCCATCATCACCGCCGTTGATCAGCTATCCGGCCCGCTGAAAGGGATGCAGCGGGAGCTGAAGGGGTTCCAGAAGGAAATGGCCGGTCTGGCGCTGGGGGCTGCGGCGGCCGGTACCGCGATTCTCGGTGCGCTGGCGATGCCAATAAACTCCGCGATTGGTTTTGAATCAAAAATGGCCGACATCCGTAAGGTAGTTGACGGCCTGGACGATAAAAAAGCCTTTGCGCAGATGAGCGACGACATTCTGACGCTTTCCACCCAGCTGCCGATGGCGGCGGAAGGGATTGCAGAAATTGTCGCTGCTGGTGGTCAGGCCGGTATCGCCCAAAACGATCTGATGCAGTTCGCCAGTGATGCGGTGAAGATGGGGGTGGCATTTGATACCACCGCCGAAGAGTCGGGCCAGATGATGGCGCAGTGGCGCACGGCATTTAAGCTGACGCAGGATGATGTCGTTGTCCTCGCCGATAAAATTAACTATCTGGGGAATACCGGCCCTGCGAACGCGAAGAAAATCTCGGACATTGTGACCCGGATCGGCCCCCTGGGTAGTGTTGCCGGGGTAGCCTCAGGGGAGATTGCAGCAATGGGGGCCACCATCGCCGGGATGGGGGTGGAGTCAGAGATAGCCTCAACCGGCATCAAAAACTTTATGCTATCGCTGACTGCCGGCAATTCTGCCACGAAGGCACAGAAGCAGGCGATGGCTTTCCTGAAGCTGAATCCGAAGAAACTCGCTGAGGATATGCAGAAGGATTCCCGCGGCGCCATGCTGAAGGTGCTGGACTCGTTGGCGAAGGTGCCAAAAGCGAAACAGGCCGCCGTCATGAACGCGCTGTTCGGCAAGGAATCTCTCAGCGCGATAGCTCCCTTGCTGACCAACCTGGATCTGCTGCGCACCAACTTTAAACGTGTCGGAGACGCTCAGGAGTATGGCGGCTCAATGCAGAAGGAATATGCCTCACGCGCCGCCACGACGGAAAACCAGCTGACCCTGCTGAAAAACAGCGTCAACGCGATTTCTGTGACGCTTGGCGATACTTTCCTGCCAGCCATCAACGAGGCCGCTAAAGCGGTTATGCCTTATCTGGAGCATGTCAGGGAATTTGTACGGGCTAACCCGGAGCTGGTGCAGTCTGTGGCTAAGTTTGGTGCCGCATTGCTGGCTGTTGGTGTATCGATCGGCACCTTGTCCCGGGCGATTAAAATCCTTAACAGCGTTATCAATTTGTCTCCGGCAAAAATAGCCATAGCAGCCCTGGCTGCGGGGGCCATGCTGATTATTGATAACTGGGATGAGGTTGGTCCGGTTATCAAGGAGGTATGGCAGGAGGTGGATAAAGTCGCACAGGCAATGGGAGGCTGGGAAACGGTGATCAAAGGTGTCGGCCTGGTCATGGCGGGATCATTTGCGGTTAATACGATTGGTTCCCTGCGTCAGTCGGTGCTGCTGGCGGGTCAGCTGTCCGGTTTGCTGGGTAAAATCGGCAAAATGGGGGCCATGACACTGACGATCGGGATCGTGGTTTCACTGCTGAAGCAACTGGATGAACTGGACAAGGATGCAAAAGATGCTGGCGTGGATAAAGGCACGTTCCTGGTGCAGAAGATGCAGGCGAAGGAGCGGGAACGGGGTTACAACGGCTTTATTCCCCGGCTGAAAGAGATCCTTGGCATTGACAACGCCATTCCGGAGGGGCGTTATCGTCCCTCCATACCGTTAAACAGAAACCCAAATGTTCTTGATCGTGCGGCGACAACCGGCGCACAGAAAAGTGAACTGAAAGTGACCTTCGAAAATGCCCCCCAGGGTATGCGCGTGACAGATATTCCGGCATCCGGTAATCCTCTGATGGGGATTTCCCACGATGTAGGCTATTCGCCCTTTAAAAACCCTCGTTAATCCGCTCCGGCGGTTCTTTCAAAAGGTGAAACCATGGCATTTTTTTCTACGCCAGACTGGCGCGATCGCCTGCGCGATGCGTCATTTCGGGGGGTGCCTTTCTCCGTAGAGGATGACGATGCATCCTTTGGGCGCCGGGTACAGTTGCATGAGTACCCCAACAGAGATAAGCCCTGGGCGGAGGATCTTGGCAGAGCAGCGCGCAGGTTGACCATCAACGCCTACGTAATTGGGGGCGATTATGCTGACCAGCGGGATCGCCTGATTGCCGCTGTGGAGACGAACGGCCCCGGAACGCTGGTTCATCCTCAGTATGGTGAAATGCAGGGCAGCATAAACGGCACTGTGAAGGTGTCGCACAGCAGTGCAGAAGGGCGCATGGCGCGCATTTCATTCGAGTTTGTGGAGAGCGGAGAGTTAACCTTTCCGGTTGCTGGCATGGCGACGGCGCAGCGCCTTGATGAGTCAGGCGGGCTGTTTGACGATGCCATTGACAGTATGTTCTCCGCGTTTGGCCTCTCCGGTATCCCGGACTTTATCCAGAATGACGTGATTGCCGATGCCACGGCGATGATCAACACAGTTTCGGATGCATTCAAGATGGTCGATTCGGGCGTGTCAGCGGCCATGCGGCTACTGCAGGGGGATTTGTCGGTCATTCTGATGCCGCCCAGCGCCGCGAATGATTTTGTCAGAGCGCTTCAAAAAGCCTGGCGGGCAGGAGATCGTCTTAGTGGCGATACTTCAGATTTGGTCACGATGATAAAAACCCTGTCCGGTATTACGCAGGATCCTGGTCTTTCGCCGCGTGGCACCTGGTCCACTGACTCTGGATCTGTAGTCACCCAAAAAACGCAGAGTAATCTGGTCGCGGCGGCCATCAGGACAACGGCTATCAGTACGGCCACTGCTGCGGTGACGACGCTGGCGCAGCCACGTGTTTCGTCAGCCCAAAATACCGCAACGACCAGTGATTCGGACATTATCACTGTCACGCACCCGGCGCTTGATGGTGCGCAGATAGTCAGCAGTGCCACTCCTCCGCCAAACTGGGATGACCTCACCGATATCCGCGCGGCGCTCAATGCGGCAATAGACCAGGAGCAGTTGCGGATCAGTGACGATTCTCTGTTCCAGCAGATATCCACGATGCGTACAGGCCTGAACCGTGATATTTCGGCGCGGCTGGCGCAGGTAGAGCGCACCGCACAGAGAACGCCGGATGATGTTCTGCCTGCTCTGGTACTGGCCGCTGGCTGGTATGACGACGCTGGGCGCGAATCTGACATTTTGACCCGTAATCCTGTCCGCCATCCCGGCTTTGTGCCGGTTGAACCGCTGAGGGTGCCGGTACGATGAACAATACTGTTTTTTTGCGCATCAACGGGCGCGAATGGGGCGGCTGGACATCGGTTCGTATCAGTGCCGGCATCGATCGTATTGCCCGGGATTTCAACGTTGCGATTACCAGCCAGTGGCCCGGTAGCCCTGATGGCACCCTGCAGATCAAAAATGGCGATAAGGTAGAGGTGTTGATTGGTGAAGATCTGGTGATAACCGGATGGGTTGAAGCGCTGCCGCTGCGTTACGACGCCAGCAGTATTACACGCGGTATCGTTGGCAGAAGCAAAACTGCCGATCTTATTGATTGCAGTGCGGCACCTGCTCAGCAGAGCGGGAAAAATTTGTTTCGTATTGCCAGTACGCTGGCCCAGCCATTCGGGATTGATGTTGTTGATGCTGGTGCCCCGGTAGCGGCTGTGATTGATGCTCAGCCTGAGCATGGTGAAACGGTAGTGGATTGTCTGAATCGCCTGCTGGGCCAGGTTCAGGCTTTGGCGTATGACGATGAGCAGGGGCGGCTGGTGCTGGGTACGCCCGGAAGTGCCAAAGCCGTCACAGCGCTGGTGCTGGGGGATAATATCCTGTCCTGCGATACTGAGCGTAGCGTGCGCGATCGTTTCTCCAGCTATCTTGTCACCGGGCAACGTCCTGGCACTGACGATGATTTTGGCGAAGCCACGATTGCCGCTATTCGCCAGAGTACCTCTGATTCTGACGTAACCCGCTATCGGCCTCATACTCTCCAGCAGTCCGGCACGGCCACTACCGACAGCTGCAAATCCCGCTGTGAATTCGAGGCGCGCCAGCGTGCAGCTAAAACGCAGGAGACAACCTACACCGTGCAGGGCTGGCGCCAGGGGAACGGGGAATTGTGGAAGCCAAATCAGTCCGTGGTGGTTTATGACCCGCTGAATGGTTTTGATAATGAAACGCTGGTGATCGCCGAGGTGACTTACAGCCAGGACAATAACGGCACGATCACTGAAATCAGGGTCGGGCCAGCGGATGCTTATCTGCCTGAGCCGACAAAGCCGAAGACGAAGAAGAAAAAGTCCAGTGGGGGGATCGAGTTCTGATGAATAACTCCCTCCGAAATATCGTGGCCCGTGCTGTTATTACCGCACTTGATACCGCGAAAAAATGCCAGGCAGCAGGACTGAAGCTGATTGCCGGTGACCCCAAGGAAGGGGTTGAGCATCTTGAACCTTATGGTTTCACCTCTGCCGCGCAGAACGGCGCTGAGGCGGTAGTGCTGTTTCCCGGCGGTGACCGCTCACACGGTATGGCGGTTATTGTTGCTGACAGGCGGTACCGGCTTAAAGGCCTTGCCCGCGGCGAAGTTGCCATTTATGACGATCAGGGCCAGTCCGTTACCTTAACCCGTGGCGGGATCGTTGTTGATGGTGGCGGGAAGCCCATCGTTTTCAAAAATGCCCCGAAAGCCCGCTTTGAAATGCCGCTCGAATCCACTGGCGACATCAAAGATAACTGCGACGGTAGCGGTAAAACCATGGCCGAGATGCGGGTTACGTATAACGGTCACACCCATAAAGAAAATGGCGACGGTGGTGGAACGACCAACAAGCCAGACCAACCCATGAGCTGACACCATGATCCTCTATGTTAATGGAATCCGAAAGGATGCCTCGGATCCGCTCGACCTTTTGACGCGCGCCGTGGTGATTTCTCTCTTCACGTGGCGCCGCGCTGAGCGGGACGATAAAACCCCGCAGCCTTACGGCTGGTGGGGCGATACGTGGCCCACGGTTCAGAATGACCGTATCGGCTCCCGACTGTATCTGCTGAAACGCCGGAAACTCACCAACAAAACCCCACAGGACGCCCGCGAATACATGCAGCAGGCGCTGTCGTGGATGACTGAGGATGGTGTTGCGGCACGCATTGATGTGACCTCTGAGCGTACCGGAATAGACACACTGGCCGCTGGCGTAACGGTTTATCAGCGGGACGGGGCCATACACAACATTACCTTTGATGATATCTGGAGCGAACTGAATGGCTGACAGTCAATTTGCACGCCCTGAACTCCCGCAGCTGATCGCCACTATTCGCAGCGACTTACTGACGCGCTTTCAGCAGGATGCGGTATTGCGGCGTATGGATGCAGAGGTCTATGGAAGGGTGCAGGCCGCCGCCGTACATACGCTGTATGGCTACCTTGATTATCTGGCCCGCAACATGTTGCCTGATTTGTGCGATGAAGACTGGCTTTATCGCCACGCGCGCATCAAGCGGTGCCCGCGAAAAGATGCTGTTGCTGCTTCGGGGTTTATCCGCTGGGATGGGCTCGGCGGTACGCCAACCCTGCCGGCTGGCACGCAGATCCAGCGTGACGATCAGGTTACTTTTACCACCACCCAAACCGTTAAAGCCTCCGGCGGCCTGTTACGTGTGCCGGTGGTTGCCGATGTGGCAGGGGTGGCCGGGAATACTGACGACGGCATTGCGTTGCGCCTGGGCACGCCGATTAGCGGTATTCCATCCACCGGTTACGCCGACACGCTGAACGGTGGGGATGATGTGGAGGAACTGGAGACGTGGCGTGCGCGCGTGATGGAGCGCTATTACTGGATCCCGCAGGGCGGCGCAGATCCGGATTACATCATCTGGGCGAAAGAGATTGCCGGAATTACCCGCGCCTGGACGTTCCGTCATTATCAGGGGACGGGTACCGTTGGCGTGATGGTTGCCACCAGTGATCCCGCTAACCCGGCACCTGCAGATGATGTTGTACAGGCAGTGCGTGCGCATATTCTGCCCCTTGCACCAGTTGCCGGCGGCGGCCTGTTTGTCTTTGCTGCAACTGAGCATGTTATCCCGATGACAATCGCCCTGGCAAAAGACACGCCTGAAATCCGCACGGCGGTCACCGCTGAACTGAATTCGCTCATGCTCCGTGATGGTCAGCCGTCCGGGAAGGTCTATCTGTCGCGTATAAGCGAAGCAATCAGTCTGGCCACTGACGAAGTGGCACATCAGCTCCGCTCTCCAGCGGTTGATATCGTGCTGGGGCAAATCGAACTGCCAGTACTGGGAGAAATCACCTGGCAAACCTACACGGAGGCGACTGAATAGCCATGGCGCTGAATGACGAGTACACGCAGCTGCTTTACCATCTGCTGCCACCCGGGCCCGCCTGGGAGGGAAAGAATCCGCTTATTGAGGGGTTGGCTCCGTCGCTAACCCGCGTACACCAGCGCGCCGGCGTATTAATGAAGGAAATTGACCCGGGGCAGACCACTGAACTAATTGATCGGTATGAAGCGCTGTATGGTTTGCCGGACTCCTGCGCCCCCGATGGTGTGCAGACGCTACGCCAGCGCCAGCAGCGTCTGGATGCTAAAGCTAACGTTGCTGGTGGGATTAATGAGCGTTTTTATCGTGAGCAGCTCGACGCGCTGGGCTATACGACGGCCACGATTGAACAATTCCAGAACCTTGACAGCTCACCGGACCCTGAATGGGGCGAGTTCTGGCGCTATTACTGGCGGGTGAATATTCCGGCTGATGCCAATATCGCCTGGCAAACCTGTACCAGTACCTGCGATTCAGCGATCAGAACGTGGGGCGACACCGTAGCCGAGTGTGTGATCGATAAGCTTTGCCCCTCTCACACCGTCGTAGTTTTTGCTTATCCGGAAGGAACAGAAGATGCATCGAATTGATACATCCACGGCTCAAATCGACAAATTTGGGCAGGGAAAAAACGGTTTTACTAATGGCGATCCGGCTACTGGCCGCCGTGCCACAGACCTGAACAGCGATATGTGGGATGCTGTTCAGGAAGAGCTGTGTAATGTTATTGAAAAGTCTGGGCTTAGTTTGAATAAAGACCAGCATGATCAGCTTTATCAGTCTATTGTTAGGACTGTTACGTCAAAAATACCTGATGCACTTATCCGTAATAAAAATTTGTCGGATCTGGTTGATAATGTTGTTGCGCGCGCGAATTTGGGATTGGGGGGGTTGGCATTAAAAGAGATAGGATATATTTATGATTCTATCTACCCGGTTGGTGTTGTTACCTGGTTTGCCCAAAATAAAAATCCGAATACGCTTTTCCCCGGCACTACATGGAAATATATTGGTGAAAATCGCACAGTTCGTCTGGCCAGCGCCAACGGCAGTGACGTTATGTCAACGGGCGGCTCCGATTCGGTAACACTCGTAACAGCTAATTTGCCAGCACACGCGCATACTTTTTCGGCCAACACTAGCAGCTTTGATTATGGAACTAAAACAACAAGTACTTTTGACTACGGCACAAAGCAAACAGATGTACAAGGCAACCATACTCATAATTACAATTTCCTGCGTTGGCAAGCTGGATGGGGTTGGCCATCGGGCAATACAAACATGGGAAGTGTTACAGAAACAACCACAGCTGCAGGAGCTCACGCACATAATGTCGGCATAGGTGCACATAACCATACTGTTGGTATTGGCGCTCACGCTCATTCTGTCTCAGGGACAACGGTAAATACTGGTTCTGGAGCGGCATTTGCTGTGACTAACTCATTTATTAAACTGATGGGGTGGTATAGAAGTGCATAATTACAGCGCTTTTTTAAATTTTGCGGGTGTACCGGCATATAAACAATTTGCTGGTACGTCGGCAGTCACCACACTATTTGCAGCAATCACGCTGTTATCCCCGATAGTTATGCCGGGTAAAACTACAGCACCTGCGCCAATCCATACGTTTTCACCTATTTCTATCGGGGCAATTATATTGGCTCCGTGACGTAAAATCGGATCTGTATGGTGACTGACCGTAGTTAATGTTACGTTTGGGCCAATCATGGTTCCGGTTCTTATTGTTATTATCTCATTATCAAGAAAATTGCATCCCGTATTGATAAGTACATCACCGATGAAATGTATGTTTCCAAATTCAAAGTAAAACGGCGCGACTATGGCTGTGTGTGAGCTTGTTGTTATGCCAGTTTTAGATAGTATTTTATTTTTCTTTCTACGAGAAAAATTTGATGTATTAAAGAATAGACGAGCCTTGGCGGGGCTTACTCTTTTTTTTAGTAAATAGTAATAATATCTAATCATCGTCTATTTCAACCATCCATATAGTTATGGAAAAGCCTCTTGCGAGGCTTAACGTTTTTCTCTTCCAATCACTTTATCAGCCGCCACGCGGGACAGGAAGCCGGAACGGCTACCGTACTCAGGGTGTGCAGCGACAAACTGATCGATACGGCGGATCAGCAAAGAAGGAAGTGTTACGTTGATTTTTTCCGCTTTCCCCATCAATCGGGTAACGTCCACATCAACCAGCGCCCATACCACACCTGCATAATCAGGATCGGCCAGCCAGTTTTCAACACTGGTGGCTTCCGGCACCGCTTCGCCATCTTCCACCAGTAATTCGATATGTGCCTCGATAGCCTCACGCACGCTCTCTATCGCATCCTGATAGTTGTCGCCGCCAGAGAAGCAACCTGGAATATCAGGTACGCGAACGCCGAAGGATGAATCGCCTTTATCAATAGCAACTGGATACAACATGTAAACCTCCAAGAGGTGGGGCTTAAAGCCCCGCCTGTTTCTTGATACTTTTCAGTGTTGGTAGCGGTATGTCCTTTTGCGGATGTTTTACCGTAACCAGCCCTTTTTTCGTTGGGTGCTTGAACTGGTGATGACTGCCTTTAACTCTCACCAGATACCATCCATCGGCTTCTATCATTGCTATTGCATTCCTGCTATCCATCCTCCGGCTCTCTGCGTCGTTTTGATAGGGTTATAGTAACCCTTATTGAATTAAGTGTCAATCTTTTTGGGGTTATCGGAGTTATGGAGCAGCTATTTTATATCAGAAGAACCAGTCATCTGCCGATTCCCAGACTTCTTGAAGCATTTTTTCCACGTTCTTCCGGGCTTCATCTTTATCCGCTGCACGGAAGACTGATAGGCCATCGCTTCCAGCAGGCTTAACGATAACTTCAATGTCCTGGTATTGTTTACTCAGGCGCTTTGTCATTTCTTCCTGAAGTGCAGAAGGCGCGGTTTTCGGTAACTTTCCATATTTTTCTTTGGCAATGCTGATTTCGACACGCAT